TGCAACTCAAAATATAACTTTAGATTCTAATGTTAGAGTTACAAATGAAAATCTTCTTAGTATTGGTAATGAACTTTCTGAATTAACAATTAATAGTGATCCTGAAGGATCTAATATTAATAAAATAGGAGGTACATCCCTAAAATTAAATACTGAAGGTGGTTTAATTGAATTTAAGATATCGGATGAACCAATATTAACGTTATCTCAAAATCCAGATGGCACTGTTATATTATATAATCAAGGTGTACCTACATTAGAAGTTAATACTCAAGGTATAAATTTAAGTTCATCTTATAATCCAGACTATTCAGCAATTACTGGACCTTCAGAAATATGTATTGATCCTGCAGGTATTGGTGATAATACTGGTACGGTTAGAATAAAAGGTGATTTGATTGTTGATGGTGAACAGTTTATTGTAGACTCTTCGAGGATAGAACTTGCCGACTTTAATGTAGGTATTGCTTCTACTGTAGCTACAAACGCACTGCTTGATGGTGCTGGTATTGGTATTGGTTCTACTGGTATTCGCAAGACTCTTGTTTACGATACTAGTTCTGATGCACTGAAGTCAAGTGAGAACTTTGATCTTGTAAGTGGTAAAGTATATAAAATTGGTGAGACAGAGCATCTAAGCTCTACTCATTTAACTGTACCAAATTATAATGTTGTAGGTACAGGTACAGTAGGTATTCTATCTGCAACTACAGTATTTGGACATATTGATGGTATCCTTAATAAACCAGGTAATACTTGGTTTGTTTCTACTAATGGTAATGACTCTCATATTGGTGATGACTATAACCAACAGTTTTTAACACTTGAACATGCACTTAGTGTTGCACAATATGGTGACATTATCGATATTGCTTCTGGGGATTATGAGGAAGTATGTCCTTTAACAGTTCCTGCAGGTGTAACCATTAAGGGTTCTTCAATTAGAAGCACATCTATTATACCAACAGATGCTACTAAAACTCAAGATATATTCAAATTAAATAATCTATCTACAATAGAAGATCTTACGATCAGGGGTTGTTGTTATGATTCTATCAACGACACTGGTTATGCTTTTTCCTATGATGTTGGTATTGCAATCACAACCAGATCACCTTATATTCAGAGAGTTACCGTTCTTAATAGGGGTTCTGTAGTATCTTCTTCTGACCCATATGGTTTTGATACTGCTGATGCTGGTCGTGGTGCTAAGGTTGATGGTTCATTGGTTGACCCTAGTTCAATTGAAGCGGGTATGCTCTTTAATGAGGTAACCTTCTTCACACCAAATCAAAAAGGTTTGGTGATGACTAATGGTGCTCGTGTTGAGTATCTGAATTGTTTTCATTATTTTGCCGATGAGGGTATTTGTGGTGTTGCTGGTACTACTGGTATTGGTGGTAATGCAAACGCAAGAGTTAGAGTTGTTGGTCTATCAACAATACCAACAGCAAATGATGTTATTAAACTATATTCTGGTGGAGTGGGTGTCGCAACGGGTACAGTTGTATCTCATGACTCTGGTCTAATTACTATTTCTGGAAAAGGAACTGGTAAGTTTAGTTCTAATGTTGGTACGGGTACGACGCAAGATGTCCGTATTTTCCAATCTGACGGAACAACTCAGGTAGGTACTGCAGATACAATTACATTTGCAGACTATAAGATGTTTGGAGCCGAGATTAGATCGGTATCTTGTGCATTTGAATATGGAAATAAAGGTGTTGTTGCTGATGGTAATGGTGTACAATTAAGATTATTTGCCGCAAACTTTAACCATATTGGTTCTGGTAAGGACTTTAGTAATGATGATACACTAGTAGTTCAGGATAATGAAATTAGTGAAATAAATGATGGTCAGATTTCTTATGTGAGTATCGACCAAAAAGGTGACTTTAGAGTTGGTGAGACATTCTTTGTAGATCAAGAAACTGGCAATGTTTCTTTTGCAGCAACAACAGGCATGACGGTTGCAAATGCCTTCACTGTTGTTGGTGGTGGAAACACAATGACTATCACTGATGATAGTATAACCACTACTGAAGTTCTAACTTTAGATACTAATGCTGGAAGAGTTGATATCAATGATCGACTTCATGTAACTGGAGTATCAACTTTCTTTGAAAGGGTAATCTTTGACAGTACTAATTCTATTCAGATTCCTGTCGGTAATGTTGTTGAAAGAGATTCAGTAGGTACTGCAGTAACTGGTCAGATTAGATATAATAGTGAATACTCTACATTTGAAGGATTTGGACCAGGTAATGCTTGGGGATCTCTTGGTGGTGTAAAAGACGTTGATCAGGATACTTACATTGTTCCAGAAACTGGTCCCGGAACAGATGAAGATATTTTATATTTTTATAACGATGGTACTAATAGTGCTCAGTTAAGTGAAACCCATTTTCAATTGAATACTCACTTAAATGCAACTGGTGTTGTCACTGCAACTTCATTCTATGGTGAAGGTGGTGCTCTAACACTTGGTGGTCAATATACACCTGTCGATGCACCTACTGATGGTGATTATATTGGAGGTGCAGCAATCAATACATTCAATGGTAATACAAAGATTGTAGATAGTATTGATGAGTTAAATGAATTAGCATTTAATATTGTTAGAAATACTGCTGTTACTGAAGTTGACTTTGTTTCTACACCTGAGGTTGGTGGATCACCATTAAATGTTTCTCTTAATATTACACACTCTGGTAATGCAAATAGATATGACGTTACTTGGGGTGATGGTACTCAGAGTTTAGATCAGTCTGCCTCTACAATTGCTCATACTTACACACAACCAAATGGTGCGATATTACCAATAACAGTAACAGCAAGAAATAATACTGGTGTTGGTGCAGGTCACAGTCAGACTCTTCTTAAGAGTGATTATATTACTATCTACACTCCAGATCCAGTTGTTGATTTTGATTTCTTTGCAGCATCTAGTGGTGGTTCTGCACTAAATCTATGGGATGATGGTGATATAGTTCATTTTGAGAATGATACGACTAATGTATCTGGTTTTGCTGTTGACTATACGGTGAATTATGGTGATGGATCATCTGACCAAATTTCTTCAAATGCTGTTCCTGGTGGTGTAGGTGGTGGTAGAACCTCGCATACATTTACTAATGCTACAGAAACTGATACTGTTTATTCTGTAGTAACCACACTTAATAGTCATCCTGCTGCTGACCCTGCTGTTATTCCTTCAACAGATACGCAAACATTTAAGGTTTATTCTGAGCATACTCCATCTTTTGATACAACTACTTTAGTTGGTATTAATAGTCTTTCTGCTAGTGGTTTTCCAGTAGTATTTACAAATACCACTGAAGACACTGTTGGTAGTTTTGCAACCTTTGGAAACACTTATACCTGGACATGGGGTGATGGAACTACAAATGATATAAATGTTGGAAGTAATTCTGCTGGTGATAATGATGTAGATATTTCACATACATTTGCATTAAATGCTTCACAGCAAATAAGTGGAGTGACATCAACATTTAATGCCGATCTAACATTATTCACTAGTCATACATCATCACCATTTGTTGCTACTAATGTTACAATTTCAGTAGAACCAGAAGTAAGATCAATCTTTGCTGGTGTTGCTACTGTTATTAGTGATAGAACTGGTGATAATTCACAGGATCTATACTCTGGTGTAGATTTATTTGGTGAAGATAGATCTGTTGGTAATTTCACCAATACTTCTCATAATGGTGAAGATTATGTATATGCTTGGGGTGATGGCACTTCTAATGATGTGATACCTGATAATGTTTCTGCCGGTGGAACATCAGCAACAATTGATCATTCATTCCAAGGTTCTGCGGGTAATAAAACTGTAACATTAACAGCAAATGGAACACCAGGAACTCTTGTTCAGAATGGTAGAACCTCTATAGTAACCATGGAATTGCATGATGTACCTGCAGCCCCAACAGCAATTACTTCTGTTAATCTATCAATGAATACATCTTCTCAAGGTAGTTCACCATATCTTTGTGCTGGTGCTACAAGAAATGAGTCTGGTGTTGGTATTGAAACTGGTTCTAGTGTGATTAGATATGTAACAACTACACCAATTAGAACTAATTATATCTCTAATATAAATGGTTCTCATACTGGCACTCTTTCTGCTAAATTGAATGGTGTCGATACTGGTAGCAAGGCATTTACAACTGCAACGAGTGAATCTGGTATATTTGATGATCTTGAAATTTCTGGAGAAGGTGATGCACACGATAAAATATCTGCATCTACATATCCTTCAAGATTTTATCAGGTCTTCACTGCAAGAGTTTCTAAACCATTATCAGAAATATCTGATGGTGTTAATGATTATGGTCTGGCACATTCTACTTTAGGAACTGCTGGTATAACAACCTTTGTGAAAGATGATCTAAATACTACACCTACTACATCAGCAGGGACTTTGAGTGAAAGTTCTGGTGGTACGAAGAGGTATATATCGGGTATTCCATATTATGATAGTGGTGGTCCAACACTAACTATGACTGGAGCAACAGTAACAAACTTTACTGGACAGACATATCAAAATACAACAACACCTGTTAATATTGATGCAGGTAGTAATTATGAATCAACCTCTGGTAGTATTATAAGTACTAATAATTATACTTATGCACAAGTTGATGGGGCAACGACTTTTATAGATTCTACTTATAATGTTCCTCTTGCAGATACTGGAGTCGGTTCACCTTATACATTTGGTTCTTTGTTAATACCAATCACTTCTAATAGTATAAGATCAGTGCAAGACATTAAAATACGTGCCAAGAATCCTACAGGTACAGGATTATATGCAACAAATAGTACAAAGGTTCAAGTACATACTACAGAACAAAGTGGTATTAGTGAAATTTTAATTGCAGTTACAGACTCATTAGGTAACGGTGTTTATACCGATGATGGTGTAAGAATATTTGACTTTAGTTCAGATACTACTGACAATCCATCGTATACTAGTTCTACTAATTTCTACACCAATTCACCATACACTGAATCAGGTGACCCAGGTGTTGCCGGAACCAAAGAAGCAACTATTAGATTGGGTGTTCTTGAGCATAATGTTGTTGATTATTCTACTGGTTTCTTACCAGTTGGACCTGATAGAAGTGGTGATACTGGAACTCAGTACTTTACATTTGCATTCAGAAGGCAGGTTGTTGCAAACTTTGACATCAATATCACTAGCACTAGTGGTGTTGCAGGAGTTTGGATTGCAGCACCAGGAACACAAATAGACACAACTTCTGGTCTCAATGGTTGGTTGAGAGCAGATACACCTTATGCTGGATCTGGTATACCTGGATCTGGAACGGGTGGTAATAGCAGTGATGGTTGTGCATCAAATAGTGGGGATCGAATATTACCATCTACGGCACTAAGTGGTGGGTATACAATGACACTCGGTAGTGAGAACATGAGTAATGCTACAGGAAATGTGGTTTTAGTGAGAATCGCATTAACTTCGGGACAATCAATAACAAATCTTAGTGTAGGGGAGGCAAACTGATGTCTATTATAGATTCTAGAAAGGTTGATTACCTTTGGAAAAAATTAGGTTATGGTAAATCGAAGACTGATGTCAATTCGATTAAAAATGCTACAAACGAATCAATACCATCACCTTTGTTTTTGCGAGGTGATCTGATTTGGGCACAATCTGATGTTATACCATCAGTTATACCTTCTTCTTCTCTTGAGGCGGTACAAGTATACCCATCAACATCACCAGTAGAATCAGTAATTGATATTACTGCTTCACCAAATAGAACTTGGAAAACAAATTCTATTGATTGGATACCACCAGAAATTGGTGATACCTACCAGGTCAAAGTATATGTTCATACCTCTGGTGATGCTGCTAATGCTGCCTCTAATGGAACTCAGTTATTTGCTGCTGGTTCTGGTAATAACGATGAGTGGTTCTTTGATTATCAGTCTGGTTTACTTCACTTTATTGGTACGAACCTTCCTAATGGTATTAACTTTAGTGGTAAAAGTATATACATTTCTGGTGCAAGATATATTGGTGTTAAAGGTGTACCTGCCCCAGGTGCTGCAATTACATTCTCATCTGTTGGTGTTGGATCTAATTTCTCTGTAACTGGATTCTCTACATTTACAAATACTGTTGATATTAACAACGGTGCATATATTGATAATGTACAAATTGGAATAACTGGTGATAATGAAATTGATACTACCACTGGTAATTTAATTATTGATTCGTTTGAGGGTACAGTTACTGTAGATGATAGGTTAATTGTTGTAGGTTTATCTACTTTTAATTCTGATGTTGACTTTGATTCGAATGTAAATATTGACTCTACTTTGATTGTTACTGGTGTATCAACATTCACTGGAAATATTGATGCTAATGGTGACTTAGATGTTGATGGTTACACTGAACTTGATACCGTTAATGTATCTGAGAAACTAAATGTCGTTGGTGTATCAACCTTTGGTTCTGATTTAGATATCAATGCCAATGTGGATATTAGTGGTGACTTAGATGTTGATGGGTATACCGAACTTGATACCGTTAATGTATCTGAGAAACTTAATGTTGTAGGTGTATCTACATTTGAATCTGATGTGGACATTAATGCTAATGTAGATATTAGTGCTGATCTGGATGTTGATGGTTACACTGAACTTGATACCGTTAATGTATCTGAGAAACTTAATGTCGTTGGTGTTTCTACATTTGGTTCTGATCTAGACATTAATGCCAATGTGGATATTAGTGGTAATCTGGATGTTGATGGGTATACGGAGTTAGATACCGTTAATGTATCTGAGAAACTTAATGTTGTAGGTGTATCTACATTTGAATCTGATGTGGATATTAATGCCTCAGTTAACATTAGTACTAATCTAGATCTTATTGGTGATCTAGATGTAGATGGTTACACTGAACTTGACACTGTAAACGTTTCTGAGAAACTTAATGTTGTTGGTGTCTCTACATTTGAATCCAATGTAGACATTAATGCGTCAGTTGATATTAGTAGTGATCTAACGGTTGATGGAACAACAGATATAGATGAACTCAATGTTGTAGGTGTCTCTACATTTGGTTCTGATGTAGACATTAATGCGTCAGTTGATATTAGTACTAATTTAGATGTTGTTGGTGACTTAGATGTTGATGGTTACACTGAGTTAGATACCGTTAATGTATCTGAGAAACTAAATGTCGTTGGTGTTTCTACATTTGGTTCTGATCTAGACATTAATGCCTCAGTTAACATTAGTACTAATCTGGATGTTATTGGTGACTTGGATGTCGATGGGCATACTGAATTAGATAATGTTAATGTCTCCGAAAATGTTTTAGTTGTCGGTGTTGTAACAGCAACTTCATTCCAAACCGGTGCGGAAGGTTCTGCAATCAGAGTTAACTCTGATTCTATTACTGGTCCTTCTACGATTACCATTGATCCTGCTGGTATTGGTGATAACACTGGTTTGGTTATTATTGCTGGTGATCTTCAAGTAGATGGCACCCAGACTATTATTAATAGTACTACTTTAAGTGTTGATGATCTTAATATCATGCTTGCTGATGGTGCTGTTAATGATGCTGCAGCAGATGGTGGTGGTTTCACAGTTCAGTCTGGCGATGGTAATAAGACTTTTCAATTTGAAGCAACTGGTGATAATTTTGGTGCTTCTGAACATATCAATCTTGCAACTGGTAAAACCTTAAAGATTGCCAATACTGAGGTTCTGAGAAGTGATCTATTGACTGTAGCAAATGCTGCACTGTCTGGTGTCACTACTATTGGAACTACACTTGACGTAAATGGTGATCTGGATGTTGATGGTTACACTGAACTTGATACGACTAACATTTCAGAGACACTGAATGTAGTTGGTCTAACTACACTTGGTTCTAACGTAGATATTAATGCTGACCTAGATGTTGACGGTACTACAGAACTTGATGGTCTGAATGTTGATGGAACTACTACACTTGATGGTACTACTATTGATGGCACACTTGTAGTTAATGGTGATATTGATTTAAGTGGAGACATTGATGTTGATGGTTACACTGAGTTGGATACAGTCAATGTATCTGAGAAACTAAATGTCGTTGGTGTATCAACCTTTGGTTCTGATGTTGATATTAATGCCTCAGTTAACATTAGTACCAATCTAGATGTTATTGGTGACTTAGATATTGATGGGTATACGGAGTTAGATACAGTTAATGTCTCAGAAAAACTTAATGTCGTAGGTGTCTCTACATTTGGTTCTGATGTAGACATTAATGCGTCAGTTGATATTAGTGGTGATCTAGATGTCGATGGTTACACTGAACTTGACACTGTAAATGTTTCGGAGAAACTTAATGTCGTTGGTGTATCAACCTTTGGTTCTGATGTAGACATTAATGCGTCAGTTGATATTAGTGGTGATCTAGATGTTGTTGGTGATCTAGATGTTGATGGTTACACTGAGTTGGATACAGTCAATGTCTCAGAAAAACTCAATGTCGTTGGTGTATCAACCTTTGGTTCTGATGTTGATATTAATGCCTCAGTTAACATTAGTACCAATCTAGATGTTGATGGGTATACCGAACTTGATACCGTTAATGTATCTGAGAAACTCAATGTTGTAGGTGTCTCTACATTTGGTTCTGACTTAGATATCAATGCCTCAGTTAACATTAGTACCAATCTAGATGTTGTTGGTGATCTGGATGTTGATGGTTACACTGAACTTGACACTGTAAACGTTTCTGAGAAACTTAATGTCGTAGGTGTATCTACATTTGAATCTGATGTGGACATTAATGCCAATGTGGATATTAGTGGTGAACTAGTAGTTGATGGTACTTCTGATCTTGATCATCTTAATGTTGTTGGTCTTTCTACCTTTGCCTCTAATGTTGACATTAATGCTGACCTAGATGTTGATGGTTACACTGAGTTAGATACAGTCAATGTATCTGAGAAACTTAATGTCGTAGGTGTATCAACCTTTGGTTCTGATGTTGATATTAATGCTTCAGTTAATATCAGTACTAATTTAGATGTTGATGGTTACACTGAGTTAGATACAGTCAATGTATCTGAGAAACTTAATGTCGTAGGTGTATCAACCTTTGGTTCTGATTTAGATATCAATGCCTCAGTCAACATTAGTACCAATCTAGATGTTGATGGAGATACTGAACTTGATGGTCTAAATGTTGATGGAACCACTACACTTGATGGTACTACTATTGATGGCACACTTGTAGTTAATGGTGATATTGATTTAAGTGGTGACTTAGATGTTGATGGGTATACCGAACTTGATACCGTTAATGTCTCAGAAAAACTTAATGTCGTAGGTGTCTCTACATTTGCTTCTGCAGTTGATATCAATTCTGACGTAGATATCAGTGGTGAACTGGTAGTTGATGGTACTTCTGATCTTGATCATCTTAATGTTGTTGGTCTTTCTACCTTTGCCTCTAATGTTGACATTAATGCTTCTGTTGATATTAGTGGTGAACTAGTAGTTGATGGTACTTCTGATCTTGATCATCTTAATGTCACCGGACTATCAACTTTTACTTCTAATGTTGACATTAATGCTTCTGTTGATATCAGTGGTGAACTGATTGTAGATGGCACTTCTGACCTAGATGAACTTAATGTTGTTGGACTATCTACTTTTACTTCTAATGTTGACATTAATGCTTCTGTTGATATTAGTGGTGAACTAGTAGTTGATGGTACTTCTGATCTTGATCATCTTAATGTTACTGGTATAGCAACAATCTCTGAACGTTTAGATGTTAATGGTGATCTTCATGATATATCTGGAACGATTTCTCTTGATAATGTAGATGTATCTGGTATTGTTTCTGCAACTAGATTTGATGGTGATCTTAACGCACTTGGTAATACTTACTATGTTGCTGCAACTGGTTCTGATTCAAACTCTGGTGATAATATTAATGAACCATATCTAACAATTGCAAAGGCACTGACAGTTGCAACTAGTGGTGATATTGTTTATGTTGGTGCTGGTATATTTGAGGAGACTTGCCCACTTACGGTTCCTTCTGGTGTAACTATCAGGGGTGCTGGTCTAAGAGCAACCACAATTAGACCAACGGATGCAACGAAGACTAATAATATATTCTTACTAAGTGATGTCTCAACAGTTGAAGACTTTACGATCAAGGGTTCATACTATAATTCTACTGATGATACTGGTTATTCATTCTCATATGCATCTGGTATTACAATTGCAACTAGATCACCTTACATTCAGAGAGTTACCGTTCTCAACAGAGGTTCTGTAGTAACTTCTGATGACCCATATGGTTTTGATACTGCAGATTCACCACCAACAAGTTACACTGCTGGTCGTGGTGCTAAGGTTGATGGTTCTGTAATTACATCTAGTTCAATTGAAGCTGGTATGCTCTTTAATGAGGTAACCTTCTTTACACCAAACCAGAAAGGTGTGATTCTTACGAATGGTGCTCGTGCTGAATATCTAAATTGTTTCCATTATTTTGCATCTCAGGCAATCTGTGGTGTTGCTGGTACAACTGGTATTGGTGGAAATGCAAACACAAAATTGAGGTTTAGTAATCCAAACGTAACACCATCTGCCAATGATATTGTCAAACTCTTCAATGGTGGTGGCGTTGGTATTGCAACAGGTCAGATTGTAACTTACTCCAGTGATTATGCCACTATCTCTGGATTGGGTACAGGAACATTTACATCAGTTGGTACTGGTACCACTCAAGATATAAGATTCTTCCAAGCAGACGGAACAACTCAGACTGGTGTTGCAGATTCAATTCTTCTAGCAGACTACACCATGTTTGGTGCAGAGATGCGTTCTGTTGGTTGTGCTGTTGAGTATGGTACTCAGGGTGTTGTTGCTGATGGTAATGGTGTCAAACTTAGAATGTTTGCTACTAATTTTAACCATGTTGGATCTGGTAAAGACTTCAGTAATGATACGACTCTTACCATTCAAGCAAATGAAGTTGTTGAACTGAACAGTGGAACAGTTTCTTATGTAAGTATTGACCAAAGTGGTGACTTTAGAGTCGGTGATTCACTGTTTATTGATCAAGAGACTGGTAATGTAAGTTTTGCTGCTACATCTTACAGTCTTGATGTTACTGGTACCATTGATGTTACTGATGGTACTGATACATCAACTTTAACACCAACATCAATAACAGTAGGTGGTCTTCAGTTAGCATCTAATCAACTATCTTCACTGTCTGGTGATATTACAATTGATCCTTCTGGATCTAGTAAGACAATTGTTCAGGGTAACCTTGATGTTAATGGTACACTGAATGCATCTGTTGTTAATATTGATGCTATTCAGAGAGGTGATACATCAATCTCTATTGCAGATACTGGTACTGATGGAACTATTATTTTCTATACTGAAAATAATGAAGCATTTAGAGCAAATAATTCTCAGCAGATAATATTTACTGGTCTTGTAGATATTAATGGTGGTGGTCAAGCAGATACATTTAAGATAGAAGATTTAACTTCTGGTCGTGTTGTACTTGCAGGTACTGGTGGTGAAATTGAAGACAGTGCAAATCTAACTTTCAATGGTAGTACTTTAAATATAGTTGGTGATTTAGATGTAAGTGGCACTGCTACTATTGCAACCATCGATGCTACCAGTGCAACCATTGATAATCTGACATTTACAAGTGGCACTGCAATCACATCTATTGATACTGATTTAGCATCTGTCTCAGCATCTGATGATACTCTTGCTTCTGCTAAGGCAATTAGGACTTATGTTGATGCTCAAGTAACCGCACAGGATCTTGACATTTCTGATGGCACTAATACTGGTGCAGTTGATCTTGACTCTCAATCATTAACAATTGCTGGTACTCCACTAGAAATTGAAACCTCTGTCTCTGGACAGACAATAACTGTTGGTTTAACCGACAATATTTCTGTATCTGGTATAGTAACTTCTAATGCTGGTTTTGCTGGTACTACATTAACGATTGATGGCACTGGTTATGTTCTTAAACCTGGTGCTAGTGTAAATGATACGTCTCAACTGTATAACACGAATCTCTATGATTCTCTTGGACGACCAGTAACTACCATGACGGCTAATGCGATTCATTTCGCTGGTGTTGCCGATGGACTTACTGGAGAACCAGACATTCACGTTGGTATTGTAACTGCTGGCCAGGTAACTTCTAATGTTGGTTTTGCTGGTACTATATTAACGATTGATGGCACTGGTTATGTTCTTAAACCTGGTGCTAGTGTAAATGATACGTCTCAACTTTACAATACAAATCTTTATGATTCTCTTGGACGACCAGTAACTACCATGACGGCTAATGCGATTCATTTCGCTGGTGTTGCCGATGGACTTACTGGAACACCAGATATTGAGGTTGGTATTGTAACTGCTACTCATTTGCAAGTTACTGGTGTATCTACATTTGCAAACACAGTAGTATCTAGTTCTATTGGATCACCAGTTTTCAATACTGATTATAGCAGTATAGGTTCTATTGAGTTTATTACAACTGGTACTTCTCAAGTTGTTGGGCATATTTTAGATGGTAATGCATTCAGATCTGTTGAATATCTAATTCAAGCAGTTGATGGTGCTCAAATGCATCTTACTAAGATTCTTGCTATACATGATGGTGCTGGTGTAGTGATGACGACCGAATATGGTACTGTCTTCAATAATGTTCCTCTTGCATCTTATGAAATGATTATGAATGGGCCAAATGCTGAACTTTTGATAACTGCTACAACTCCCAATGTAACCACTTATAGGATTACATTTACTGCGATTGCAATTTGATAAATATAGTATAGAGAACCATAGGGGATAGTGAACCTTGGCACAGCAGAACTTTAGAGTAAAGCGCGGACTAGAAGTTGGTCTTGGAGCAACCGTTCTATCCGCAACTTTCGACGGTAAGATAGGAATAAGACAGGCAAACCCAACTGCTGCTTTAGATGTAAATGGTAATACTGAACTAGATCATCTTAATGTTAGTGGTATCACTACATTTAATGGAGATGTAAAACTATCTGGTGCTAGTACTGATCTGGATGTTAGTGGAACTATTAGAACACCAAATCTTCATAGTAATGGAACTTCATTAACAATTCGTGGTGGTGGTAATACTTCAGGATTTCCAGAAATTTCACTACCAAATAGCACTAATGGTAGCATTAATATCCTAGGAAAAAGTGGTGCTTCTAATCAAATTACTCTTGATACTAGAGGTTCTGGTAATTTACTGTTAAAACATAATACAGTTACAAAAGCAACAATTGATTCTAATGGTATTGATATTGTTGGAATTACAGAGACTGATGATTTAAAGGTAACAGGTGTATCAACATTTACTAGTAATATTGATGCTACTCATATTAGTATTACTGGTGTAGGTACGTTTCCGACATTGGATACTACCAATGGAACGATTAATTATCTGACATCTATTAATACTGATATTTCAGGTATTGGTTCTATTACTACACTGCAGGCAACAACTGCTGCAATTGGTACTATTGATGTTACAACACTAACTGCTAATACATTATCTGGTGATCTAACAGGTGGTGTAACTGGTAATGTTACTGGTAATTCAGATACTGCAACTACTTTACAAACTTCTAGAGATTTTTCTGTAAGTGGTGATGTTGCTACTGCATCTGCCATAAGTTTTGATGGGTCATCTGATGTAGATCTTGCAGTAACACTTTCAAGTACTTTCAGTGCCAATACTACAGGAAGTATACAAGCATCGGAATTTGGTACTGGGGCAGTAGGTTCTGCCATTAGAATTACTTCTAATACTATTTCTGGTCCTGCAACAATGACACTTGACCCTGCAGGGGTAGGTGATAATACAGGTAAGGTTGTTATTGCCGGTGACTTGCAGATTGATGGTACAACGACCACGGTTAACTCAACCACTATCACAGTGGATGATAAAAACCTCGTTTTAGGTTCTGGTGCTGCTGATGATGCTGCTGCCAGTGGTGGTGGTATTACAATTGAATCTGGTGATGGTAATAAGACATTTGAATGGATAGATTCTACAGATTCTTGGACATCTTCCGAGAATTTAGATATTAAAAATGGAAAAACTTATAAGATTAATGGTGTTGATATTTTATCAGCAACGATACTTGGATCTTCAGTTATTACTTCTTCTCTAACTTCTGTTGGAACTCTTGGTAGCCTTAATGTTACTGGAAATGTAACTGCTGGTAGTTTTACTGGACCTCTTACTGGTAATGTAATAGGCGATGTAACAGGTAATGTAACAGGCAATCTTGTTGGTATTGCTGATGAAGCTGTAACGTTACAAAGTTCTAGAAATTTCAGTATAACTGGTGACGTAACCGCAGTTGCTGTGGGTTTTGATGGGTCATCTGCAGTAAATCTAAGTGCTTCGTTATCAAGTACTTTCAGTGCCAATACTACAGGAAGTATACAAGCATCTTCATTTACTAAAACTAGTGGTACTTCTTCTCAGTTTTTGAAAGCAGACGGATCTTCAGATAATACAGCATATATTGACCTTGCAGATTTAAGTGTTACAAGTAATGCTGCTGGTACTGCTTCATTGTCTTATGACAATTCTACCGGTGCTTTTACATATACACCACCAGACCTTAGTTCATACATTGACCTTACAGATTTAAGTGTCACTAGTAATGCTGCTGGCACTGCTTCATTGTCTTATGACAATTCTACAGGTGCCTTTACTTATACACCACCAGACCTTAGTTCTTATATCGACCTTACAGATCTTTCTGTTACAAGTAATGCTGCTGGTACTGCTTCATTATCTTACAATAATTCTACTGGTGCTTTCACATATACTCCACCAGACCTTAGTTCTTATATCGACCTTACAGATCTTTCTGTTACAAGTAATGCTGCTGGTACTGCTGCACTGACCTATGATAATTCTACCGGTGCTTTTACTTATACACCACCAGACCTTAGTTCTTACATTGATCTTACAGATCTTTCTGTCACTAGTAATGCTGTTGGCACTGCTGCACTGACCTATGATAATTCTACCGGTGCTTTCACATATACACCACCAGACCTTAGTTCTTATATCGACCTTACAGATTTAAGTGTCACTAGTAATGCTGCTGGTACTGCTTCATTATCTTACAATAATTCTACAGGTGCCTTTACTTATACACCACCAGACCTTAGTTCCTACATTGACCTTGCAGATTTAAGTGTCACTAGTAATGCTGCTGGTACTGCTGCACTGACCTATGATAATTCTACCGGTGCTTTCACATATACTCCACCAGATCTTAGTTCTTACTTAACATCATACACAGAGACAGACACTCTCGATAGTGTAACAGGTAGAACTAATGGAAATACAACTACCAATTCTATAATCGTTGGTGGTGATGGTAGTGCAAGTGGTATAACTCTTTCTGATGGTAAAATTGATATTAGAACGAGTACTGGTAATGTTGCTGCAATTGATTTCTATTGTGAATCTAGTAATGCACATTACACTAGAATTCAATCAGCAGCTCATTCTGCGTATAGTGGCAATGCAACAGTAACACTTCCAAGTTCAACTGGTACACTCCTTCTTACTAATGGTGATGGTTCTAATCTAACGAATATTGTTACCACACTTACCGGTGGTACTGGTATTACTGTATCTGCTAGTACTGGATCAGTAACAATTAATGGATTGGAGTTATCAGATATTTCTGTTGGGACACCATCAGCAGCATCTGGTTCTGGTTCTTTGTCTTATGACAATTCTACCGGTGCTTTTACATATACACCACCAGACCTTAGTTCTTACTTAACAACATATACAGAGACACAAACATTAGATGATGTTTTAACTCTTGGGGCAACAACCTCACAAGATATTACATCAACAGGTAAGATACTATACTCTAATGTATACAGTGCAATTGTAGATCTACCAAGTGCATCAACATATCATGGTATGTTTGCTCATGTTCATGGCACTGGTAAAGGATACTTTGCTCATTCTGGAAATTGGATACAACTATTAGATGTAGGATCATCAATTGATAGTTTAACTGATGTAGATACCTCCACTGTTGCACCAACAGATGGACAGTCTCTTGTTTGGGATAGTACAACTAGTAAGTGGGAACCTGGTACAATTGCTGCATCAAGTACTGGTATTACCGTCAAGCAAGTTCAAGGTAGTGGTGGAACAGTAGACGTTACTGCTACAAGCATCACTGAACTTCAGTTTGATAAAAATACTGGTTTCAATGTCACTGATCTAGGTAGTGGTGCTGCTTTTGTTGATTTTGGTAGTGCATTTAAAACTTGGTATATTGATGGTCAGACTACTCTGGTTGCATCTGGTGAAGATGAGATTGAATTGATTGCAGGAACAAATATTCAACTTGCAACTACATTAACTCATACTGGATCTACAACTAAGGCAATCACTATTAGTGCATCTGGTGGTGGTGCAACTGCATTCACTGGTTTAAGTGATACCCCGGCATCTATGGGCACAGCTGGTCAGTATCTTGCAGTAAACTCTGGTGGTACTGCACTTGAATTCGTTGCCGCACCTTCTGGTGGTGGAACATCTCTCACTGTTCAGACAAGAAATGGATCTGCCGGTGCAGAAGGTGGTGAAGCTACTTCGATCTCAAAACTAACATTCAATAGTGCTTCTGGTTTCTCGGTATCTAATCCAAATACAGGTGAAGCATTTATTAGTTTGGGTTCTGCTTTTGCACCATGGTCTGTTGATGGACAAACAACTCTGACACCAGAAGGTGAAGAAGAAGTTGAATTTATTGCTGGTAGTGGTATCACTATTACTACAAACAATTCAGCAACACCAAAGTCTATAACATTTACTTCTTCTGGTGGTGGAGGTGGTGGTGGTGCTTCTTCCATAGATGATCTTACTGACGTAGATACAACTACTACAGCACCATCTAGTGGTCAGGTTCTTAAGTGGAATGGTACTAATTGGATACCAGCAAGTGACTCTACCGGTTCTGGAGGAGGCGGTGGAGGTGGTGGAGATGGTACCGCATCCTTGGGTCAGAACAGTCGTCTAAGTTATGATGGTGGTCTATTAACACTGACAACATCGACTCAAATTAATGATGCTATTGATCAAATAAACGGGATCATGGTTAAGTTAGCACCACCAACACCACCACCACTGTCCACTAAAACTATGAGTATTAATGGTACTTATTCTGCTATAAAATCTGGTACTCACGAACTTCTTTCTGTCGTTACTGATCAGTTAAGTCCTGAAACAAGTGTTGTTTCTAACTTCTATGATGGTGCTCAAGGTACATTATCATTTACAGTTAATAGTGTAGCTGATGGTTCGATTGCATTATCAGAAGGAGTTGGTACTGAGGGTAACACAGGAAGTGATGGTGGTTTGACGATTACCACAGATACTGATCCATATGCTGGTCAACAGGGTAAAGAATTCTTCTGGGAACAATTATCAGCAAAAGTTAAATCAACCAGTGATCTTACTGCTGGTGAAACTCATAACTATACTATGAGTCATAGTATTACTGGTGATGCATCTCTTGATTTCTTTATCGATCAACTAAACACTGGGGCAAATCTTTCTGTTAGTGGGGAGTCGGTCGATACAACTCAAGCAACTACAGATAAGGGATTTATTAGTGGAGTACCTACATTTACTTACAACTCATATGTTGATGTAAGCTGCACTGTTAATGGCGCCGTTACCAAAGCTTATAACTCTACCAAGATTTGTGCCATGACTGGTAGTGTGGTTAGTACTAAAAATGTATCACCAGAAGCAGATACTTATAGTGAAGGTGATGCAATAACAATCACTAATGAATCTGTTACTATTGGTAATAATAAGTTTAGTGATGGTGATTTTGATATTACTTTAAAGGGTTTTAACTCAAAAGGTGACGCAGGTAGTCCTACAACTCTTACTGTTCCTGGTAGAGTTGATACTAAATCAGATGAAACTTCACGAATAACTTCTGGTTCTGGTCAATATCCAACAACTGGATATGGGGATTCATATGATTCTACTCAATTACTCAGCGCTAATGAAGAACTTCAACTGATAAACGGAAAGTATGAATATCCTTCAACAGATTACAGTAGTAATGCATTAGTTGGTCCAGATTACTCATCTCTAACAGGAACAAGATGGGTGACATTTGCGCCTGGGACTGCAAGCTCTGCATTGGATGGTGTAGTTACTATTAATGCTACTGGATTGACTGCAAATGCATTAAATGCTACCGTAACAGACGGTATAGATATGTACCTGAAAATTGAAGGTTCCACTGGATGGTTTAATATTAATGAGGGTCCTAACTATTCTTCTGGCACCCTGTCTGCTGATGGAGATAAACCTCTACTTTATGGTGGTTCAGATAAAAGTACAAAATCTTTAGCTTGGGGAACAGTTCCATTAAGTGGACAAGTATATGTTAGACTGGGATTGCCAGCGGGGTCTAATATTAAGATTACAGGTGTAACTTTTAGTTAATTATGAATTATAAATATCTAAAAAGTACTCATTATATTTTTAACAATATCAATACCGGGGGATTTTAAGTATGCCATCAACTGATGATAAATCAACAATGCTTTTTAAAATTGCTTTGGGGTATGCTGACACTGGTAATGCCCCAGGAAAAAGTGTTTCTAAAGAGTTCTATGCTGAGGGTGTTCCATCTAGACCTACTGTATATTCTAGTTCTGTTTGGTCTGAAGTTGATAAAATTCCAGTAGATGCTCCGGCCATGATTGATGGTGAAGTCTCTGGCGTTCTTGAATATTTTGAAGACCGAACGATGAGTAGTATGGCTACATCAGCCAAAGGTTTTTATCTTGCAGACCTAATAAACTCCATTCCCTTTAACTTTGGTAATCCTACCAGTGGACCTAATAGCACTGGTTATGGTTATACGATTAAAAATTCTGCAGGCACTCAAATCCAGTTTGGCCAAGGTGACTGGGTTCTAGATACATCAGCTGGTATTTTACAATTCTACGATGATCTACCCAATGGTGTGACTACATCGGATCCACCAACAGTTTCTTTTTACAAATACATTGGTAAAAAAGGTGGTGGTGGAGGTGCAAGTATTACTATTTCTAGTACTGCACCTGCAGATGCTGATCCAGGATCAATGTGGTGGAACAGTGATACTGGTGATTTGCTTTTAAGATATGAAGACACTGATTCTACTCAGTGGGTTTCTGCTATTGGTGGTGCGGGTAGTTTATGGGAATTAAATTCTGCTACTAATACACTTAACACACCATATACAGTATCTGCAGCTGCAAAGGCATTTAAAATACCTCATCCATTACCTTCAAAAGCAGAAGATTATGACTTGATGCATATTTCTGTTGAATCACCAACAGCAGATTTGATATACCGAGGTAAAATTCAATTGACTAATGGTAGAGCAACTGTTAATATAGATGAAAATGCAAATATGACCGAAGGAACTTTTGTGGCATTATCAAATAATGCTCAATGTCATATTAGCAATAATTCTGACTGGACACAGGTGAGAGGAACAATAGACGGAAATATTCTTACTATCGAGGCAAAGGAATCTGATTGCAATGTGTTAATAGATTGGTTAGTTATTTCTACAAGAAGAGATCCTAGTTCGTATAATTTACCCGTTGTTAATGCTGCTGGAGAGTATTATCCAGAAGTTTTAAAATCTATTTTAGCACGTGAACCAAAGCAACATGTAGATCCAATTAAACTTGAATTTGGGGAATAGAAATATATGGCTTTAGATTTTCCCGAAGGCGTTGGACCTGGTCATCTATATTATGATGCCACTAGTGGTAATATATACCAACTTGAAATAGGTGACTATTGGAGATTGCTGCCCAAACCATCTGCTCAAGGAGTTCAGGGATTTTCTGGTGGTGAGGTTGGGGCAACTGGTGACCAAGGTATTACAGGTATTCAAGGTCCTGATTCTGAGCAAGGTCTTCAAGGTATTACAGGTAAACCAGGACCTAATGCTCCACCTGAATTAATTACTCAAGGTAATCAAGGTTATCAAGGTTTTCAAGGTATTCAAGGTATTCAAGGTCCTCAAGGTATTCAGGGACAAGCATCTGAATTAGGTGATATTGGTGTTCAAGGTGAAGATGGACCTCAAGGTACTAGTGGTTCTCCTGGACCTGTAGGAGAACTTGGGACCTTTAGTACACAAGGTGATCAAGGAACTCAAGGATTTCAGGGTCATAGAGGTGAACAAGGTTTTCAAGGTGTTCAGGGACAAGCAACTGAATTAGGTGATAAAGGTTCTCAAGGTCCCGATTCTGAACAAGGTCTTCAAGGTTTTCAAGGTCCTCTTGGTGATCAAGGAGAAGCATTACAACTAGGTTCTCAAGGTATTCAAGGTAATATTTCTGATCCTGGACCTGTAGGACATCTCGGTTATACTGGGGTGGGATATGACTTAGGTCCTGAAGGTAACCAAGGTCCTGAAGGTCATCAAGGACTTGCTGGTTATGAACTTAATCAAGGGATACAGGGAAATTCAATACAACGGGGAGATATTGGCATTCAAGGTACTCAAGGTTTTCAAGGTGAAGGTGGACCTCAAGGACCTGCAGGAACTGCAAATGATGTTGGATCTCAGGGTATAGATGCCGATCAAGGTATTCAAGGTTCATTGGGTTTTACGGGTGAACAAGGTACTACAGGAACTGCATCGGCCGGTGGTGATCAAGGTATCCAAGGTTTTCAGGGTAATAGAAGTTACAGTGGACGAAGAGGTCTTGCTGGTGGATTTAATGTAGTTGGTGATCAAGGAACACAAGGATTTCAGGGTCGTCAAGGTGGAGAAGGTCCGTTAGGTGATACTGGTTTAGATGGTCTTTTTACTGATCAAGGTACTCAAGGAGTTCTAGGGAATCAGTCTATTCAAGGTAACCAAGGTATTCAGGGGCCTTTGGGGACAGTTAATGAGCCAGGTGATAAAGGTGTACAAGCTATTCAAGGTAAGTATGGTCTTAAGGGTAAACGTGGTATAGATGGTTATCCTGGTGGTGCTGATGAAGATGGTGACCAAGGTCCTGAAGGTGAACAAGGTCGTCAAGGTTTTCAAGGTAATATTGGTCCTTATGGTAATGTAGATTCTCAAGGTACTCAAGGTTTTACGGGTGAACAAGGTACTTTAGGAAAATTAGGAAAATCTGGTTCTTCCGGTGCTCCAGGACCTGCACAAAACATAGGTTATCAAGGTTATCAAGGTTTTCAGGGTTATCAGGGTGATCAAGGTGTTCAAGGATTCGGTGGTAGTGCTGATGAAGATGGTGACCAAGGTGTTCAAGGTCGTCAAGCTTCTCAAGGGATAACCGGTCCTAAAGGTTATCTTGGTCCTGCTGGTGGTGCTGATGAAGATGGTTTTCCGGGTGAACAAGGTACACAAGGTATTCAAGGTTCAACTTTAAGTCGAGGAGTCCGAGGTGGGTCTGGTACTGCTACGCTGCAGGGTCCCCGTGGTATTCAAGGTACTCAAGGTTTTGCAGGGGGAAAAGGTGATAGAGGTGATAGAGGAAATGATGGGTATGCTAACAATCCTGGACAGCAAGGAGTACAAGGACCGATAGGTGATACTGGTAGAAATGGTATTTCTGGAGGTACTTATAAGTTCATACATAAAGAACATCTTTCTTGGACTAATAATACAAAGAGATCTCCACTCTCTGGAGAGATGGGATTATATACCGAATATACTGTGGGTGATATGTATAGAGTATGGCAACTTAAATTTTCTAGATTTGATCGTAATGGGAAAGATATTGGTAAAATATTTGACCTAGTAGGTTCTCCTACTGCTACCTTTTATGCATATACCAAAGCTTTGCACATGAAGCTTTCCTTCGCTGATTATAGTAATACGTTAGAATCTGACCACGAGGGGTCGCATCAATTCATGGTTTATAGGGCACCGGTATATGATGCTGGAGATGATTCATATTTACTTATTCTTAATCAACAGGGTGATAATACTGCCTTCAATGCTAGATATTGGTATGGATCCTCAAGTGGAATGGACTTCCCTTCTATTAATGATGAAGTATATGTAGAATTATTTTTTCATGGAGATCGAGGTCCATCTGGATATTCAACAAATCCTGGTGGTCAAGGTTATCAAGGTTTTCAAGGTCAAAGGGGTTATCAGGGATCTGTCGGTACTGTAAGTACTCAAGGATCCCTTGGATCTCAAGGTATTCAAGGTCATCGAGGTGCTCAGGGTTATCAAGGTTATCAAGGTTATCAAGGTGGACAAGGTATTGCTGCAAACCAAGGATTTCAAGGAGTTCAAGGTGTTTTGGGATCTTCAACACGTAATGTTTTTGTTTCTACATATGATCCAGATCCCACTACAGTTGATCCTGGTGCTTTATGGTTTAAAATACCGTAATAATTTTTTTGTATTCAGATAAATAATCTTTAAGGATAAAAAATAAAATGCCAATAGAATTTCCAGGAGGTCCAAATGACCCAACACTACAGATAGGTGATGAACATTCCGTTTTGGGTGGTAGAACCTGGGTATGGAATGGTACTTACTGGAAAAGAAAACCAGATCCTGGTCCTCAAGGTGTTCAAGGACCAGACACTGGTCCTCAAGGTATAAGGGGTTATCAGGGGTTGCAGGGTGACCAAGGAACTCAAGGTTTTCAAGGTGAACAGGGACTTCAAGGTGACCAAGGAATTTCTGCTAGTGATCTCGCTGCTCAAGGATATAGAGGTGAACAAGGTACTCAAGGTATACAAGGTGAAATTGGTGAACAAGGTATAAGTGGTGAAGATGTAGATAAAGGTTTACAGGGTGACCAAGGAACTCAAGGTTTTCAAGGTATTCAAGGTGAACGAGGTGAACAAGGTGAAGATGGATCTGAAGTAGGTAAAGGAAGTCAGGGTACTCAAGGATCTCAAGGTATACAAGGTGAAATTGGTGAACAAGGTATAAGTGGTGAAGATGTAGATAAAGGTTTACAGGGTGACCAAGGAACTCAAGGTATACAAGGTATACAAGGTGAAATTGGTGAACAGGGTATAAGTGGTTCTCAAGTTGGACAGGGGAGTCAGGGTACTCAAGGACCTCAAGGTCCGCTTGGTCCTCAAGGATTTCAGGGTGTATCTGGTGCTAATGTTGCTCAAGGTATAAAAGGTTCAACGGGAGACCGCGGTCCTTCTGGATTTACAGGACCTCAAGGACCTCAAGGAATATCTGGATATGAAGTAGGACAAGGTTTTGCCGGTCCCCAAGGTCCTCAAGGTCTTCAGGGTGGTTATGGTCCTAGAGGTGTATCTGGTGAAGATGTTAGTCAGGGAAGTCAAGGTTCTCAAGGCACACGAGGTGAACAAGGTACGCAAGGTGGAATCGGTCTACAGGGTATAAGTGGTAGTGACGTTGCCAAAGGTTCTCAAGGTTCTCAAGGTCCTCAAGGTGTTCAAGGTGTTCAAGGTCAACAAGGTATTCAAGGTTATGAAGTTGGAAAAGGTAGTCAGGGTGCCAGTGGATCTCAAGGTACACGAGGTGAATTAGGTCCTCAAGGTATTCAAGGTACTGATGGTGCTCAAATTGGTCAAGGTATTCAAGGTCCTCAAGGTATTCAAGGTATTCAAGGTGTAATTGGTCTACAGGGTATAAGTGGTGGTGATGTATCTAAAGGTTTTCAGGGTGACCAAGGTATTCAAGGTTTTCAGGGGTTGCAGGGTGACCAAGGAACTCAAGGAGTCAGTGGTGCTAACGTTACTAAAGGTGCTCAAGGAAATGCTGGATATCAGGGAATAAGAGGCAATAGAGGTTTTCAAGGCGAAAGTGGTGCTTATGCTTTTCAGGGTATTCAAGGATTAATTGGTCCTCAAGGTATTGATGGTAACCAAGGACCTCAAGGACCTCAAGGTATTGATGGTTCTGAAGTTGCTAGAGGTTTTCAGGGTTATCAGGGTGATCAAGGTACTAAAGGTATACTGGGTGACAGAGGTATAACAGGGCAAACAGTATCTAAGGGTGATCAAGGTATTCAAGGTATTCAGGGAATTATTGGATATCAGGGATCTATCGGTGAACAAGGTATAAGTGGTGGTAATATCGCTAGAGGTGACCAAGGTATACAAGGTGAACAAGGTATTCAAGGACCTAGAGGTCTTCAAGGTTATCAAGGAGTTGATGGTTCAAATACTAATTATGGTGGTCAAGGTTTTGGTGGTGCTACCGGTGCAACTGGAATTGAGGGTGACCAAGGACCTCAAGGAGTAAGTGGCGCTATTATCGGTGCTGGAGACCAAGGTGAACCTGGTGGCCAGGGTGTTCAAGGCACACGAGGTATTACTGGCAATACTGGTCTGCTATTCGTGTACAAAGGTGAAAATACCGCAACCAATCCAACTCCTCAGGCTGCCTCAAACGCTTATATGCAGATTGAATTTGACACTGGTAGTGGTAGCCTAGATGATCTTAAAAAGATTTGGATTAGTAGATATCACAACGGTGCATATATTAATAATTACTTACAATCATGGGATAAAAGTGGATCTACTGGAAATAGGGGTATTATCACTATTACTAAAACTGATTATAGTGCTCAGATTATGGTACAATTGGTTAGTTCATCCAACTCCACCTTCAATGGTTATACACCCATGACTGTTGATGGGTCTCCTTTCCATACATCAAGTGATTCAAATCCATTTACTCTTAATGATGAGGTCTTTATAAACTTTATTCCTAGTGGAGTACAGGGTATTGATGGTGCCTTGACATCTCTTGGCCAACAAGGTATTCGAGGTTTAACGGGTTTTCAAGGTCATACAGGTGAAAGTGGGGAAAGTTTTGGTCAAGGTTCTCAAGGTTTCGATGGTGACAGAGGTTTTCAGGGTCATACTGGTACACGAGGTGAATTAGGTCCTCAAGGTATTAGTGGTCAAAATACCGACTATGGTGGTCAAGGTATCCAAGGTATTCAGGGCCCCAATGCATATGAAATTACTACATCCACAGTAGATCCAGGAGTAAACGATGGTGCTGTGGGTGATATTTGGATTAAATACACTCCATAAATAATAAAAAAAGTATATAATTTAAATGGCTATCTATTATGTTGATCTTGAAAATGGCAACGATGCCAACAATGGGCAGTCTTTTGCTGATAGAAAGTTAACCATCCCAAATGTTTCTCAGTTTGATGAAGTTCGAGTTATGGCTTCTGCGGATGCATATGCTATAGGGAATGCAACTTGGACTTCACAAGAAGTTACTTCTAAGGAGTTTGTAGTAAACGTAAGTGATGATAATGGTGAGATTAAAATTTATATTAGTCCAAATACTTTGGCATATTATCAAGATGATGGTTATGTGCAGATTGCTAATAGTTATATTGGTGCCCTTAATGGTCGTTGGCAGACTACAAGTTTAGGTAATGGATATTACAAATTAAAAAACTCATCTTTTTCTAGTCTCGGTGTTAGTTCTGGAACTGGAGTCAATCCAACAACTATACAGCAAATTAGTGGTAGATTAGTTATATTTTCTGGTGAACAAGTAAAAAGTATTACACCATCTTGGTCAGCTGCGTCAGTAACCAATGTAGTAACTGCGTATGTAAATGTTGGTGGTTGTTTTGATGCAGCAACTAATGGTGGAGTATTAGTTCCCGGTTCGACTGATTTTGTATCAAGACCACAAAGTACATGGAGGATTAAATGGAGTAGCAATACTGCGGTTACTGTAGAGGAGAGGACATATTTTGATCCTAGAACTGTGATATCAAGTTGGTCTAACTCATATAATTCCAACTATGGATCAGATAATTATGGTAGAAGCATATACACGGGGTATTGGCAGAGACATTACTTTGGTTCTTATACTGGATATTATCTAGTCGTCAACTCAAACTCGTTCATTAACATAGGACACTATTCTACTACTAATTACCCAAATTTAACGAATCCTTCCGCTAGGAATTATAAAATAGGTGCTAGAAATAGTGAAATGTATCGTTTAAGGTACAAAGTAGTCAACTCCAAGGATCACACGGCTTATAGTGATGTTGACGAATATACGAGCACAACCAGTACTTATAATAATGGTTACTTAATTTGGTATATTGGAAACAGACAAGATGCTGGTAGTGTCTCATCATATCAAGGTGATTCTTCAACAAATGCTCATGACCTTGAATGGACTGCTTACTTTTATGGGAGAGTTGGTAGTAACAATATGATTCAGGTTGATATTCACACTAATACTGATTTTGAATTGCAAACTATTGTACCAGGTGTAGTTTCTGTAGGGAGTGCTTCTGGATCTGGATCTGGGTCACAGTTTAATACAGGTGGAACAGAAGCAAATACTACTGTTTTTTGGGAAAATTTTACAAGTTCTATTGATTTAAGTTCTTATGATTCATTATCATTAATGATGAAGAGAACTGGAACTGTTCCTGATAATTTTAAACTTAGATTGCATGAAGGTGCTTATGACAGTGGTGCATCATACGTAGAAGTAGCATTGCCCATAGGAACTTTGTCTAGTGAATGGGTACCAGTTGCTATAGATTTTGGAGCAAATTTATCTTCTAATATACAAGCAATCTCTATTCATTATGATGGTTCAAGTGATAATACTAGCATAGGATCATTTTACATTTCAGATCTGACCGCTGTTAGTTCAACGGGTCTTAATCTTTCTACTTATATTGGAAGAAATACTACAGATTCTCCACATTGGTACAGAATAGAATCAATTGATTTTGATGGATACAATACTTTTGTATCTATTAAAGGTTCTAATGACCAAATAGCAGGTGATAATAATCAATTAGCATATTATGGTAGTGGTACTACTCCTCCAAATCTTCGAGATAATGCTTCTGTTGTTACTGATACTGTAACAACTTATGGTAGATCACCAATAACACTTGGTAATTCGGGTATAACATTAAATACGAATCGAGTATCTGTAAGGGGTGGATGGAATAGAACTGATATGTCCACTCAAACTAGCGATACTTGGATTAATATGAATGCTACTGAAGGCACGGTTTTTAATATTAGCAACGTTCAAGGATCGTATTATTCAAATTTCCATGCCACTGGTGGTGGAACAGGTTTTTATATCACTGGTTGTAAGGGCATTGAGTTGGAAAATTGTAGTGCATCATATTGTAACGATGTTGGTTTTCTTCCAATCAGTTCAGATGCGTGGAAGTTAAAAATAATATCTTCTCTTGCTAATGGTCAATCAGTTACGTGTAATAACACTAACGGAGGTGAAATTTATGGGGGTATTCATGATGGCAATACGAAAGGTATTTCAAGAGCACAGAATAAAATTTCGGATATTAATACTTTTGATGTTGTTATAAGAGGATGTCGAGATGATGCAATGTACTATGATATGGCTAAATCATGTAGAGATTATAACCCAACAATCACATCTTGTAGTCATAACATATATGATGTGAAAGAATCTACTGATATTTTAGTTCACGGTGGGTTAATAAGACCTTCTAGAACAAGACAATCTTCAACCTACCATTATTACAATTCTGAGGACTCTGAGGTATACTTCCTTGGAACTAATATTGCAGATCTTACTATAACTACCAATCAAAGTGGTGTTGTTAGTATGGAATCTACTCTGTATGTAGATGGACCTTGTGAAGAAATATCTAATGCAAATAGAACAAGGATACTGTGGCCTCCACACACATCGTTAGTAAAAGATCCAGACACAAAAGCCTTTACTCTTCCAGATGGAAGTACAGATCCTGGTAATGTCTGTTGGAAATGGGAACGGCATCAATCATATGATTATACTGGTTGGAAGATTAGACAAAATTCTCCAAGAATAAAACTTGGAGAAATACCAGTATCAAGTGGTACTACAATTACGGTTAGTGCTGATGTGTATCGATCTTCACCGAGTTATGGAAGATTGCAAGTTTTTTGTGATTGGATGGAATCTTCCATCGGTATTACTGAAGATGTTGAGGATGATTTTTATGGACCGGTAAGCCAGTGGAATAATGTATCTTTTAATGTTACTGCAGTTACTACTGGTGTAGCGGTTATATATATGGTATACTTTACTGATGTTGCCAACACAATCGGTAATCAAACGAGAGTTTTATATACTAACTTAGAGATTACAACTGCTTAATATGTATAACTTATTAGAAAAATATAAAGGTATTGATGATAATTGGCATTATGCTGTATTAATTGATGATGACGGCAGTATTGTCAGTTATTCAACTAAATATGAATTACCGCAAGACGAACTAAATAGTTTTATTGTTGATAAAATATTTGAATATCAATGCAATATTGATTACTTAAACTTATCCAAGAGACTCAAGAAAAGAACTCAATTCCATGACTTTGAACATCTTGAAGACATACAATAAATTTAAAGGTAATAGATAAATGGCAATTTTCTATGTTGATCCAGTTGATGGTGACGATTCTAATACTGGATTAAGTTTTGCTGATCGTAAAAGATCTGTTAAAAGTGCTTCTAACACAGGTGGATCTAATACTGAAATTAGAGTTATCAAAACACCAAATACACTATTATCTGGGGATTCTACTTGGGTTAGTAAAATTAATCACGTTCCACTATATCTTTCTTATCTTAACGGACAAACTTCAAGTCCTGACCCTCCTGGTTGGAGGGTGTATTGTGCCAACCATAATCTTTCGGAGGGTGATTTAATATTTACTAATGGCCTTGCTGAGGGACGTTTAAATGGTTGGTGGAAAATATCAGTTATAGATTCTAATTTTTTTGTTATACCTCACTTGGGGACCGTTACCACCACTGGCACGAGTGGTAATAGATATCTTTGGAAACAGCAGAATCAATTAATTACACTTGATACACCTAAAGTTAAAAATTTAATTAATTGTGTCACTGGAGCAGAATCTGGTACTCATATAACTCCTGGTTTTGTTACCAATCAAAGCACAAATACAAGCATTTACAATTATACAACAACTGGACTAAATTTTGATAGTGTTACTCAGGCATGGATAACACAATTCTACTGGAGTAATAGTTTTACTACTGGATTAGTTTCTTATCATGCTTTCACTAATTCGATGGATCTGACTGGTTATAGACAAATTTCATTTCATCTCAGGCAAAGTGCAGGCAATACTACCACCCCCAATACTTGGAAAATATCATTATGTAGTGATGCAAATGGAGCGGTCCCAGTTTATGATTTTTTAGTTCCTGCTCAGGGGGGTACTAATTATTGGAGATCTATTACTATAGATTGTAGCAATTTACCTGCTGGTCAAACAATGACTACTCCGATAAATTCTATCGCATTTTATGTCGTTACTGACTACGGATATCACACATTTCGTATACAAAATATAATTGCATGTAAAGGTCCAGATGATCCCGAGTGTGTGAATCATGATAGTCTTGTGTCAACAAAAAGATCGGGTGATATATGGTGGCCGGTTTACTTTGCAGATGAAGAAATGGGTTTAATTATTGGTTCTCGAACTTTGGAATCTGGCCTCGGTGGAGGAAATAATCAAGCCCCGTTTTGTTCTGGGTATGTAAGTCCTTCTTATGCTTCTTTAGTGCATTGGAATTTTAGAACTAATGACTCTGTAGGTTTACTCACAGAAAATAATTTACCTTGTTATGTTGTAAATGCTCCTAATACTCATATGGCTGCACTTGGATATGATAAGTTTCCAGCCAGCAGCGGTGATTCGCAAGGTGAGCAAGTGCAGCATAACAATACGAGTGTAATTGGTGGATGGAATAGAACTGATATGTCTACACTGGACGATGTTACTGATATTGGTACCATAAGTTGGTTTAGAGTTGGATGTAATTATACTGGTAGAGCATTTATGCTTCAATATCGAGATGACTGTACTGTTTCAAATATTGGAGTCTTTGGTGGTTATAATGGGATGTATATTAATCAGTCCCAGAGAAATACTCTTAATAATATACATTTTGCCAATAATTATTATGGAATTTATAACTACTCTAGTAATGCTTCGATTTTTAATGGTCTTACAGGAACATCGGACCTCTATGCAATTTATATAAACAATTCTGGAGCTTTAAGAATGAAAGATGTTACTGTTCTTAGTACGGCCAATGCTTTGCGTTTGGTGGGCTCATATCACACATCTGTAGATGGATTTACAAGTAAAAATCTTAGAAGTACTAGCATTTCTCTCGACTATTGGACAGGTCATTCCAAATTTAATAATATTTCTAGCTATGGTGATAGGTATACGATACGAAATCAATTTAATTCGAATCATATGATCTTTAGAAATGTAACTGCAACTGCCGTAGGGGATTTTTCAAGTAGATATATGACGGACTCTCAGTCAACTATATTTCACGATCAAAAATATAAAGATATATCTGTGGTAGGTACAGGTGTTCCTCATTCTGTGCTTAGACCTACCACTTATGGTGGTGGTGATTCTGTGACCCTGGACAGCAGTGCAGTTTATTATGCTACTAGTTATGTTGGTAAGAATGACCCATATATACACTGGCAAAACTCTGATGGTACATGGGTTTCAGCCAGTGGTTCTGTATTTATTCAAAAGGGAGTAGGATATGGTTCTGGAGGTCAAAGTTTAAGTATTTCTCTGGCAGCTTTTGATTATTATGCATACGACTCTAGTGTACTACCTACATCTCAAAATGGTTTTGTTGCAGTGTCTGATCAAGCAAATGGATTATTCTCCAGAGGTATTGGTAATAAAGTAGTACTAGCAGAAGTTGCAGTTATTGCTAACCAGGTAGTAACTTTTACTGTTCAGGCTAAGAGGTATTCATACCAAACAGGATTAGAACACATTCAAGCAAATCTTTATGTTCCACCTACTCTTGGAAACCCTATAGTTAGAAGTCCTATGATGACTACAAGAGATGTATGGGAAGAAATGAGTGTAGATGTAACTCCAATTAGGAGTGGTATTATGGTCTTTTCAATGGAAGTATTTCAATACTATGGTAATACTAACAATCAACATGCCAGACGTATTGACGTGGATAATATAGTTTGTACACAGGGGAATTAAAATGGCACGTTTATCTGGAACAGAAGTAAAGGGATTTGAACTTCTTCATTTTGGTAGACCCTTTGTTAAGTTTGAGGTTTCATCACTAGCTGCTACCTCAACATATAATTATTTTCATATTGGTGGTTATTTTATTGGTGCATCTGGTGAAGTTTTAGTAGTAACAACCAATAACGTTTATATTAAAAGGCCAACTGTTGGTTGGGTAAATGTATCTGAGATTCACATTAATGTGAGTGGGGCATGGAAGAGAGTTAGTAACGATAAGTTCTTTGTAAAGGATGTAAATGGGATATGGAAAACATAATGTGTTATAATTACTGTGTATGAGATTTAGGATATTGAATGTTTGAAAATTTTGTAAAGCATGTGACATCTGGTGGTGGAATCATAAAACCTTTATTGATCGACCCTAAACTTACAAATGGGTTAGGTCTTATGAATCCTTCTGTCTATATCGATGACGGAAAAATACTTGTAAATATCCGAAGTGTAAATTATACACTTTATAATTGTGAAACCCCACACTATGAGCATGTATGGGGACCTTTAGTTTATATACATCCAGAAGATAACCTTGTTCTTGCCACAAAAAACTACTTATGTATCTTAAATGATGAATTAAATATTGATTGGTATAAATTGGTCGATACTAGCAAATTTGATACTAAACCTATATGGGATTTTCATGGTTTGGAAGATGCAAGACTTGTTAGGTGGGATGGAAAACTTTATATGACTGGTGTTAGGAGAGACTGTAATACAATTGGAAGTGGTAGAATGGAATTGTCTGAAATTGAAATGAGTAATGATTACGTTAAAGAAGTTTCTAGAACTAGAATTCCACTAGTTGGAGAACCTGGTGAAATTTGTTCATATTGTGAAAAAAATTGGATGCCAATTATTAATAAACCATTTCATTATGTGAAATGGGGGAATCCAACAGAAGTTGTCAAGTATGATTTCGAAACTGATAGAACAATACAAGTTTCTCATACTAATATACATAATATTGCTCATGATTTAAGAGGTGGTTCTCAAGTTATACCTTATAAGGATGGGTATCTAGGTTTACATCATATTACTTACTTAACAAAGGTTGCTGCAGGAAGAAGAGATGGTATGTATAGACACCAATTTACTTACTGGGATAAAGATTGGAATCCAATCAAAAGATCTCCAGTATTTTCATTTTTAACTGGTAAAGTGGAATTTACATGTGGTCTAGCAGAATACGGTGATAGTTTTTTAATCACCTTTGGATTTATGGATAATGCAGCATACATTTTAAAAACACCTAAAAAAGTATTGGAGGAATTTCTTGATGTCGATTCAAAGTAGACTAGAAACTTACATTTTAGATAATGAAAATCCCGCCTCAAATTTTAATCTTGGATTAGAATATGAAAATGTGGGGCAGTCTTCTTCTGCAATTTCTTATTATCTTAGAGCAGCAGAGAGATGTAATCACTCCTCAATTGCATATGAATCTTTAATTCATATGGGTTATCTCTATGATGGTCAAGGTAAAAGGGGTAGAACGGCTATGTCTTGCTGGAGAAAGGCATTGTCAATGATGCCAAAAAGGCCAGAAGCATATTATTATATTTCAAGATATTACAATTGGATTTCTGAATACGATCAGGGTTATCTATTTTCAAAACTCGCACTAGAATTTTGCGAATTTGATTTAGAACCATTGGAATGTACTTGGTACATAGATCCAACTAAGTATAAGTTATGCTTAGAATTTGATAATGGTTTGTCCGCATGGTGGTGGGGAAAGGTCGATGAATCTAAACAAATATTACTCGACATCTATAATAATAAAGTAGATTTATTACCACCTTATCAAAAAAATATCTTAATCAAGTATCTAAAGGAGTATTTTAAGTTAGATGAAATTTAAAGTTTATTCAAAAGAAGATTGCCCTTATTGCTATAAAGTAAAAAAAATTTTGGAGTTGACTGGTAGTGAGTTTTTAGTGTATAATCTCGGTGAGGACTTTACCAAAGAAGATTTTTACAACCAGTTTGGAGAAGGTTCTACTTTCCCCCAAGTTTTGTGTGATGATCAAAGTATAGGAGGATCAGTTGGCACGATTCAATTTCTTAAAGAAAAACAAATTGTTAGATAATAACATAAATAACTCAGAGGACCACGGTAATCGTGGTGTTGATTTCCTGCTTAACGGAGGTAAAAAAAAGCAGACAAAACCATTTCATATCATTTTTGAGAAGATGGTTTGCTTTCTGAATCGGGAGTTTACCATATATTCTGAGTTTTCTTTTAACATCGAAAAGAAAAGAGATAGTTCCCAGGAGAAAAAGCAATGTTAGCAGTAAGTTTAGTCTTTGGTTCATTCCTGACCATTTTGTTTCTAATATTGGGAATAATAATTGGTTGGACTGCTAGAGAATATATTATGAACTATCGGGAAGTGCCAAGACCTCACCCCGAAATGTTTGACAATCAAGGAAATCTAATCCCAGATGAAGTAATCGCATTTAACTTTGAAAATTATGACCATACAGAAGACGACCACGAAGAAGAAAACTAAAACAACACCAAATTCTATTCCAGAACTTCCCAATAATCCATTAGCTTTTGAGATCTTTGATCTAGTGTCAAAGCAAAGAACAAAAGCAAAAAAAGTAGAAGTACTACGCAAATATAATCATGATTCTATTAGATCACTTTTGATTTGGAATTTTGATGATTCCATTCATAGTGCATTACCAGAAGGAGAGGTTCCATATTCTGCTTATGGTGATCAGACTACGAATTCTGGTACTTTTTCAACAAAACTGACCCAAGAGATTCGTACAATGTATGAGAATGGTTCGTTCTCTCTTGGTGCTTCTGATACTCAAGGACGTAGTACTATTCGTAGAGAATTTAAACATTTTTATCACTTTATTAAAGGTGGTAACAATGGCATCAGTAATATTCGTAGAGAGACCATGTTTATCAATCTTCTTCAGGGGTTACATCCTTTGGAAGCAGAGATTATTTGTCTCGTAAAAGATGGAAAATTATCTGATAAGTATAATATTACTCAAGCAGTTGTCTCAGAATCTTTTCCTCAGATTACATGGGGAGGACGTTCTTAATGGGAAAAGGAGTACAATTATTGCATCAAGACTGTGACCCATCTTTATCAACTGATAAATCTTTACCATACACAGCATATCTTGTGGAGTATGTCGAAACAGAAACAACCAAGTTTGACATTGTTATTGCTGTTAAAAAAGTAGATATTTTTGATTATTATTGGGATAAGTATAAGGTTGGTTTTGTTAATATGACACAGACTGAGGGAAGATCCAATCCTAAAATGTGGGGTAATAAACCACCCGAAACCAAAAAGAAGAAATGATTCCAAAAATCGGGGGAAAAAAACCCGGCAAAATTTTTAGACTGTAAGGTTTTTTATAATAGTATCTTGACTATATACTATACATGGTCTATAATTACCATACGTTCATCCCACTCTTGGGTGGGACGCAAGTAAGTCGCGGAACGGAGCCGTTCATCCCATGCTAGAACTATTATTCTATACAACACTCACCTGCACTCAAACTGATGCTATCATGCTGAAGATTGAGAACAATGCCAACCTTAGTAATTTACTCAAGGTTGAACTGATTGAGACCCTCAAGGACTCAGCACCAGAATGTGAGTGGTATTGGGACGCAAACGACTAAAGGAACGGATTAAAATCCAACTACTTTAGGAGTAACTACAATGAACACACTGCAAATGATCAAAAAGCAGATCAATAAGGCATCTGCACTTCACGACGCACAGATTACCCACACTTCATATCGTGGTGTTGAGTATTCTACACGTTGTGTAGAAAGCAAAGAGTCTCACGGGACTTTCTGCTATCGTGGTAAAACTTACACTAAGTGATTAGTAAACTTACTTAACGGAGAGGGTTTTCGACCCTCTTTTTTTATGTCTTTATGTAAAAAAGACATAAATGTTAGTGAATTAACACAAAGTGTACTATATACTACAGAATTAAGGAACATATTATGATTTGAGTATTGTTTTATTAAATGTCAATTGTATACGGAGTTGAAAAATGCATAATTTATTATCTCGTGCCCAGCTTAATGAATGGAAGCATGTAGAGGATACTTTAGATGAACTTGCCTTGGATGAGCAAAGAATAAGTGATTATTATGAATGTTTAATTGAATGTGATGCTTTAGATCAACCTCGTTGTAAACGAGTCTGTAAACACATACTTAACGAAAGATGAGTTTTTTATCGAAAGGGGGGGTCACCCCCCTTTTTTTATGCTATAATATTGAGTAGTGATAAGTTACCTATGGATAAGGAAAAACTAAAACTTATTGTTCGTAATCTTGAATTATTAGTTGATAGTCTTAAAGCCGAAGTTTATTCTGATGCTAAAAGTTGTCTAAATTATGATGAAGTGAAACAATCACTCCACGACTATGATGAGGTTTTTGATGATGAATATTCAAACTGATAAAGCAAGAAAATATTTAAAATTACTTCGCAGATTAGTGAGACAAGAACATTTCTATACAGATGAAAAACTAATAGAGATGAAAAGGCAAGTAAAAAACTTAGAAGAAGAACTTGCTACCATAGAATCAAAAGTATCTAAAGGATTTGGTAAATGAATGTAAAATTAATCAGTGTTACACCTGATGCAGAGAAAATGATGGGATATGTGGCACGAGTGTCAAATCCATCTAATCAAGAGAATCCAAAGGTTGCTGGTCTTCTTAAGTATTGTGTAAAGCATCAACATTGGAGTGTCTTTGAGCAGTCATTCATGACTCTTGAGATTGAAACTACAAGAGGACTTGCAGCTCAAATCTTGCGTCATCGGAGTTTTACATTCCAGGAGTTTTCTCAGAGGTACGCAGATTCATCAATGCTTGCCGATACTATTCCTCTGTTTGATTTAAGACGGCAAGATACAAAGAATCGTCAAAATTCCATTGATGATATTGATCCCCATACTCGTCAAAATTTTGAAATTAAGATTCAAAGGCACTTTGATGATGCTATGCAGTTGTATCAAGAAATGCTTGCTGCTGGAATTGCAAAGGAATGTTCAAGATTTGTGCTTCCTTTGGCAGTACCAACGAGAATTTACATGAGTGGTTCATGTCGTTCATGGATTCATTATATAGATTTGCGTTCTGCTCACGGAACTCAAAAAGAGCATATGGACATTGCAGAAGCATGTAAAAAGGTTTTTATAGAACAGTTTCCAACAGTAGCAGAAGCCCTTGAATGGGTCTAAATAAATTATCTTGAATTTTTAACCATGGCAACTTATCCTGTAGTAAATAAAAAAACCGGAGCACAAAAAGAAGTAAAGATGAGTATCACTGAATGGGATCAGTGGAAAACTAATAATCCTGACTGGGATAGGGATTGGTCAGATCCTTCTACTGCACCGATGGCAACCGATGTTGGTGAGTGGAGAGATAAACTGATTGCAAAAAATCCAGGATGGAATGACGTTTTAAATAAAGCATCAAAAGCACCGGGTTCTAGGGTAACAAAAATCTAATGGCAAGAAGAAAAAGAGCATCTGCGAATGATCAACCCATTGGAGTTGGTCTTACAACAAAGCAGATGAAAAGGAAAAAACCACTTAGTCAAGAATACCTTATCGGTATTGATCCACTAACTGATAATCAGAAAAAGTTATTTAATGCATATTCAGAACAAAAGAACATCGTAGCTTATGGTTGTGCGGGTACGGGAAAGACTTTTATTACCCTCTACAATGCACTTCATGATGTTCTAAGTGAGAATACACCTTATGAGAGAATTTACCTCGTGAGGTCTCTAGTGGCAACCAGAGAGATTGGTTTTCTTCCTGGTTCACATGAAGATAAGGCAGACATCTATCAAATTCCATATAAGAATATGGTGAAGTATATGTTCCAAATGCCTAGTGATGCAGATTTTGAAATGCTGTATGGCAATCTCAAGGCACAAGAAACAATTAAGTTTTGGTCTACATCATTCTTGCGTGGCACTACACTTGATAATGCTATTGTAATTGTTGATGAGTTTCAGAACTTGAATTTTCATGAACTTGACTCCATCATTACTCGTGTTGGTGAGAATACTAAAATTTGTTTTTGTGGTGATGCGAGACAGTCTGATTTGCAAAAAACAAATGAGAAAAATGGTATTGTAGATTTTATGGGAATCTTGCGTAAAATGCCATCTTTTGATATAATTGAATTTGGTATTGATGACATTGTTCGTTCTGGACTTGTTAAAGAGTATATTGTTGCTAAATCAGAAGCAGGTTTTTGATGTTTAATCACGTTGATTTAAATCTTCCTCAACTTGAGAGGGAGACTATTGATGGAGTCAGATATTATTCTGTTCCTGATGAAGAAGAACTCCTAAGACTGGTCTCTATTACTTCGGTGACCAGTCATTTTAATAAAGAGATTTTTGTTAAGTGGCGTAAAAAAGTAGGTGATGAGGAAGCAAATCGAGTTACAAAGGCGGCAACACGTCGTGGGACTGACATGCATACTCTTACTGAGTGTCACTTGAAAAATGTAGAGTTACCGAAAGTTCCTCCTATTTCCGAGTTCCTATTTAAAATTTCTAAGGGCACTTTAAATAATATTAATAATATTCATGCTCTGGAAACTTCCCTATATAGTAAGCAATTGGGAATTGCTGGAACTGTCGATTGTATTGCAGAATACGATGGTGAATTAGCAATAATTGACTTTAAGACTTCGAAAAAACCTAAACCAAGAAATTGGATCGAAAACTATTTTGTACAATGTGCAGCATATGGTTGTATGTTGTATGAAATGACTGGTATTCCAGTCAAAAAATTTGTAATCATTATGGCCTGTGAAAATGGAGAATGCGTCGTTTATGAAGAAAGAGACAAATCAAAGTACATCAAACTTCTTACCGAATACATTAGAAAGTTTGTTACAGATAAATTGGAACTCTATGGAACCGAATAAGGAACTAGAAAAAGCAATAGCAAGCAAATTTTTGACACCATCAAAATTTGCTTTAGAAATTGAAAAAATTGTAGCATCAGAAAATGTCAATTATATTGATGCAATAGTTCATTATTGCGAAATTAATGAACTTGAAGTAGACTCGATTACTAAACTTATTTCAAAACCTCTGAAAGAACGTTTAAAGTGGGATGCTACGAGACTTAATTTTATGAAAGCAACTTCGAGAGCAAAACTGCCATTATGATTTCTCGTGATGATTTAATGCACCATCGACTACAAGCATGGATGCGTGAAAATAAATGTAATGATCTAGAATATCTAGGATCTTATCCGGATGCCTTTGGTTTAGATCGCCATTGGTATCTTATTGCTGACCAATACGAAGTCAGCGTTGATTGTATTGAAGGACTTGATTTAGTAGATGCCAAAAGTGACTCCGTTTGATACTTATCGACATTACTTGTCTTTAAAAAATCATTTTACAAACCCCAAATACGATTTTTTTAAATATGGGGCAAAAACCCGTGCTAGTGTTACTTCCTTTAATAAAAGAAAAGACAAATACTGGTTTGAAAAAACTTCTCGTAAGTACTCTGATGAAGAAGTTGTAAATTTTTTAGTATCTAATTTTGCAGCTTCTGATAACCCACAAAATTTATGGATTGGAGAAATCATAAATTCTGGAGAAAGAGTGTATCTCGATTGGATAAAACGTCGACAGAGTTCGACTTACTTATTCAGAGAACAAAGCAACGAATTATTATTGAGTACCGAATTAGAGAATCTTTTCGATTGCTCCAAAGGTCACCCAAAAATTCTGAAACTTTTTCTAGGAGGGAGATTATCAATAGAAAATTTCATAATCTACGACAAAATTTTTCATTTTTCAAATAAGTTTGATAAAAAACTGACAGATCCAGTGTGGGAAACCGTAAGTTTAAAAATAAAGAAATATAAACCTTTCATAAATATTGATATGTTCTCTTATAAGAAAATTTTACGGCAAATTATAAATGAGTAATTTTTTTGAATCTGAATTAATTCAAGATGAATTAAAAACTATTAATAGACTTCAAGAAGAGATCTATACTAACGTTCTCTCTTTTAGTTCAATGAATAGTGAATCACAACTAGAACATATTGAAATGTTACAGACCTTGCTAGAAAAGCAAAGAGTGATGTATACTAGACTATCTCTTTCAGACGACCCACAAGCGGTTGAGATGAAAGAGAATCTACGCAAATCAGTTGCTCTGATGGGTTTCCCACCAGATACTGATGTGCGAAATTTATTCAATAGTATGAGTGCCACTATCGAATCTCTCAAATCTCATATTGACGAGTGATTTAGTTTCTGTTATACTATCCGAGTAAATCTCACAAATCTAATTAATCCGAGGTAATCTAAATGTCTTTCGCAGACCTTAAAAAGCAATCTAAACTTGGTTCGCTGACCCAAAAACTGGTCAAAGAAGTAGAAAAAATGAATAGTAACGGCAGCACCTCTGGTGATGACCGTCTCTGGAAACTAGAATGTGATAAGAGTGGTAATGGTTATGCCGTCATTCGTTTCCTGCCAGCACCGAATGGAGAAGATCTGCCATTCGTTAAACTGTATAGTCATGCATTCCAAGGTACCGGTGGTTGGTATATTGAAAACTCTCTGACATCTTTGGGTCAGAAAGATCCAGTGTCTGAGTACAACACTATGTTGTGGAATAACGGCACAGATGCTGGTAAAGATGCTGCACGTAAGCAAAAACGTAAGCTTACTTACATGAGCAACATCTATGTTGTAAAAGACCCTGCAAACCCTGAGAATGAGGGTAAAGTGTTCTTATACAAGTACGGTAAGAAGATCTTTGACAAACTGACTGCCGCAATGCAACCTGAGTTTGAGGATGAGGAAGCAATTGATCCATTTGACTTTTGGCAAGGTGCTAACTTCAAACTGAAGGCAAAGAATGTTGCTGGTTATCGTAACTACGATTCTTCTGAGTTTGCACGTGTTTCTCCTCTTTTGGATGATGATGATGCAATGGAAGCAATCTGGAAGAAAGAGTATTCTCTTGCAGAATTAGTCGCAGCCGATCAGTTTAAAGACTACGATACTCTGAAAAAGCGTCTTGACTATGTTCTTGGTAATAAAGGTACACCTCGTTTCCAAGATCAAGAGACTATTGAGCAGGAAGAAGAATTTCGTCAACAAAATCGTGGAAACGAAACACCTTCAATGCCCAACTCTATGCGTGAAGAATTGAATTCTTTGAGTACTAGTAGTCAAGGTAGTTTCAACGATCCTGATATTACCTTGAATAATACTTCATCTGACGATGACGATGATGCACTATCATACTTTGCAAAACTCGCAGAAGACTGATAATGAATATTCAAGATATTATTAATACGGTTGAACAGAGTCAAAGTATTACTGATAATAATGAGATTCCCCCAAAAGAATCTCAGATTCCCCCACATCTAGTGGGGGTAAAAATGCCAGACATATTGCCACTCTTTCCAAAAGTGGTAACTGCGTATAATTTCGATGCAGCAGATCAGTATGAGTTAAAGCAATTTGTTAAAGATTACATGAGTCGAAACAAAGGTGTAGAATGTTCAAATGGTTATAATTTGACTAATTGGTGCAATACATCTAAAGAAAACTTTTTGGATATAGATGAACCTATAGTACAAAAATTCTCTAAGTTTATTAATGACTCGTATGAAACCTTAGTTAAAGTTATTCATTGGGATTTAAGTTCTGATCATATTATTCCACAATGCTGGATTAGTAAAACTGAAAAAGATGGTTTTCAGTCAAGGCATAGTCATGCAAATTCTTGGGTTTCTGGAACTTATTACTTAGATTTTCCAGAAAACTCATCCCCTATAAGAATGTGGGATAGTGTATCTGACATGTCTGCACCCTTTTTACAAGTTAATGCAGTAGAACATAATCCTTTTAATGCATTTTATCAGGATCTTATGCCAAGGGAGGGTACTTTATTTCTGTGGCAAAGTAATTTATTACACGAAACTCTTCCTAATAACTCTGATAGTAGAATTAGTATTTCTTTTAATATTCTACCTAAAGAAATAGATAATGGTGTTTATAGTATAAAAACAACAAGGTAAAGTGAAATCGGATTAACTATGTCATAAGAGTACTATTATGGCATAGTTAATCTTGTATTATCTGATCGTATCAAGTTTTCATTTACATATGATGATGATCTATCATAAATCATGATCTGTCTCATATCATTCAAAAATTGTTGAAGATAACTAGTTCGCAGTATGTATATTGAAGATTTTTTATTGTTATTTAAAACCTCATATTCAAAATTAGTAACAGCAGTAACAGGGTTTGATATTTGTACTATATTTTCACCAAGAATAGTTGAATCATTAGTATACAATTGCCCAGCATCATAATATCGAATTTTAAATGTTCCTGGAACATTTTTTTCTTTTGGTAAAATTAATTTGCCAGAAGAATCTTTTACTTCTTTCGTTTCATAGTGATGAACTGCATTTATTTCACTACCATAAAGATTATCAGCATACTTGTATAAGTTGTAATTAGATAGAGGCCATTCATCTCTCGGATTTAAAATACCAGCAGTTAATAATACAACCCAATCTAATTCAGAATCACCATAAAATTCTTCTGCAACCGTATCTGGTCTTGCACCATCTACAATCTCGTACTTATCAAAGACCGTAAATATATTTTTTAAATCATCTCTTAACTTATTTCTTCGAAATAAATTCTTTACTCTTAAATAACTCTGAGATGATATACTATCAGTCAAAAATGATTGATAGTCTAACTCTGGCAATTCTCTGAAATAACCCATTTTAGAAACCTACTAAATTGCCATCTATTTTCTTATCATAATCTCTTTCATAGATTGGTTCAATTTCCTTGAATCCAAGATCCATAGTGTATGAAACTGGTGAACCATCATTATATGTCGCATATACTCCTTCACCAGTATAATTAACAGACATATCTGTTAAAAAACATTGCTTAAACAAATTTAAATATGGATGTATTTTTGGACCTTTTTTATATGTCAATTGAAAGACATTTGGTGTCTTTAAAAAAGTACCAGATGCTTTTGGTGACATAGACTTTTTTAAAGTATTAATAATGTGCGCTATATTTTTTGCTTCATCAGTATCTCTTGGTGTCATTTTGAAAGAAAACTTAAATGACCTTAGAGTAACTCCATTGAACAAAAGTTCCATATTTGGATTTAATATTTGTGATTCTTCCCTTGCCAAAATTTGACTAATACTCATATTTCCACCAAAGGGAATATTTGCTGCTTGTGCAGCTAGAGATGCTGTAAATATTCGTCTTGCATCATCACCGGTAACTGTCTGCGCGACGTCCGTCAAAGCTCCTGTAAGTTGATCACCAAAATTCCGCTTATTATCGTTTCCTATATTGGTTTGAATTGCACCATAAACTCCAGCAGTCAAACTATCTAAGGTATCATCAGCATAACTAACACTATTACCATCTTGAATATTTGATGGTATTGGTAAAAATATTGAATTTAAAAATTGTTTTGCACTACCCTTACCACTTTTAAAAGCGTGTCTGTTACCACGCAACATGCTACCTCCTTTACCAAGTGGAGTGTAATCTAATATTTGAATTTGCAAGTAATCAGTTTCTTCTAATAAAGCTTCATCAGGATATCTAAGACGTGCCATTATTGCATCTTTTTTACTTATTTAGAAGGGTTTTCTAAAAGATCCGCATATGGTATTCTTCTTATGTCAGTTAACTCCTCTTTTCTTACTTCATAGACCTCACCAATTACCTCATCCCAAGTATATTGCCTTGTTTCATCCCAATGAAAATTAATACCAGTAAACCCCCAATTGTATACATTAGTTACTCCAACTAATGGATGCATATCATACATAAGACCTGAAGATTTAGCTCTATATGTAAATGTATATATTTTTCCAGATTGAATATTTACTTTACTATCACTAGAAATTGTAGACTTAATTTGCTCCATCATATCCTGAGGGTTCTCAGTTCCTATCAATCCATCTATAATATTTCTAATTCTATTTTCTTTATCGTCTGTTGGATATACCATTACTTGATACCTAGTTCGTTTTCTGTAAGAACTTTAAACTCCCACATTCTGTCTTTACAAAATTCTCTTGCTGCTTTCCACTTTGCTTGGTTTTTTGCATACTCATAGACTTCGTAAATATAACCCTTGGTCTTCTTTTTTTTAACCTTAGGTTCTATACATTGCTTAAATGGTTTTATTTCAATTATATATTTCTTTATTTTACCCGTATTTTCTCTTACCTTAATATAAAAGTCTGGATAGTATCTATGAATTTTATTATCAATTGGTGAACGATATGGAAGTACAATTTCTTCACTACCCCACTCTAATATATTTTCATTTAAATCACAGTAAACCATAAACTTACGTTCCCATAGAGAACGATATATTATATTGGTTGAATTGCCTTTATACTTTTTTGGATGTGATGGTTGGTATTTTCCTTTATATGCCATCTAAATAGTTAATAATAAAAGAGTAGTATAGGTATTTAGAGTGGGAAATTCGATAGTACAAAAAATTTCCATGTCTGGTGCGAGAGAGAAAGTTGGTAATCTTGCCCAAACAAATCATTACTTTGTTGAAATGGCAGGTATTTCTGATAATTTGACAAATCATTTTAATAAATCTTATCAGGGTGATTTTGGTGACCTGTCTAGATTTAAAGATAGACTGGGTTATTTGTGCTCTGAAGCATCATTACCATCTTCTTCTTATGCTACGTCTGAAGTTAAAGATAATTTTATGGGTATAACTCAAGAGTTTGCTCATACCAGAATATATACCGATCTCGATCTAACATTCTATGTTGATGCTGAGTATAAGGTTATGAGATTTTTTGAAGGTTGGATGGATTATATTAGTGGAGGGGGTGCAGTAGCTGCAGCAAGTTCTCCATCTAGAAATGTTTACAGGAGATTTAATTATCCAAATGATTATAAGTTAAGTACGTTAAATTTATATAAATTTGAAAGAGATTATAGGTATTCATTAAACTACAACTTTATAAATGCATTTCCAAAATCGGTTTCATCTCTACCTGTATCCTACGGATCAGCAGAAATTTTAAAGATTACAGTGACATTTAACTACGATAGATATATTGTAAAAAAAGATGTATTCTACTCAGATAACGATTTAAATGATGCAGTTAGTAACATATGGAAAAATCCAATAGATCTGGGTATTGATACTGATTTTAGTCAATTTCAATTTAATGGACAATTATTTTCTCAGCAACCAATACAACCTTTTACTTTTCCTATAGATAGCCCTATAGAAAATTTATTTTAAAAAACCACACTAAATAACTAAACCTGAATTGTATTTCGTATTATGCCTTTACCAAAAATTAATACCCCAATTTATGAATTAGAGTTGCCATCAAGTGGGAAAAAAATTAAGTATCGTCCATTTCTCGTAAGAGAAGAAAAGATTCTTTTGATGGCATTAGAATCTGAAGATATGAAACAAATTACAGAATCTGTAGTTTCGATCTTATCGGATTGTATTTCTAGTAGGGGAGTGAAAGTTCAAGATCTTGCAACATTTGATATAGAATATTTGTTTTTAAATGTTCGTTCTAGGTCTGTCGGTGAATCAGTAGAAATTAATATTACATGTCCAGATGACGGCACAACATCTGTTCCTGCAGAAATTGATTTGGATGATATCAGTGTTAAAAGAGATAAAAATCACAAAAATATTATTAAACTTGATGATAAATTGTCAATGAAATTAAAATATCCTTCATTGGATCAGTTTATTGATACTAACTTTGAAACTAATGGTGATAAAAGTGAAATTGACAAATCTATGAGTATGGTTATATCATGTATTGATATCATTTATGATAACGAAGAAAGTTGGGATGCATCAGATTGTACTAAAAAGGAGTTGGAGGAATTTCTTGAACAGTTAAATAGTAGACAGTTTAAAGAAATTGAAACATTCTTTACTACAATGCCAAAACTATCTCATACTGTTAAGGTGAGAAATCCAAATACTAAAGTAGAAAGTGAAGTCGTTCTGGAAGGATTAGCAAGTTTTTTCAGTTAAGTATGGCTCATAATAATCTTGAGTCATACTACAAAATTAATTTTGCTCTGATACAACATCATAAATATAGTTTGACAGAGATTGAAAATATGATTCCTTGGGAAAGGGATATCTACGTCAGTTTATTACAGCAATATATTGAAGAAGAAAATCTAAAGGCACAACAAAATAGTGGAAATTAACACCCAACCTTTTTATAAAGCACCAAAGTTAAATTCTAAAAACATTTCTAGAAATGTTTTTAGTGGATCTTCTTCGACTTTACTTAAACCTACAAAAGTACAACTAAAAGTAAAACCATTTAGTTTTAAAAAACCAGATCCTATATTAAAAAAGGATATTGAACCTACAGATAACCTTGCAGGTAAACTTGCAGAGACTAATCAAGTTCTTGTAGAAATTCAAAAGCAATTATCTATAGATTTTGCTAGTAGAATTGCTCAAGAAAATGCAGAAGTTAAAAAAATAAGATCTTCTAGAGAGAAAGAAAAAATTGCAGCAGAAGAGAATAGATTAGAAAAAACAGGTGAAAAAATTCGTTCAATAGGCAGTTCTTTAGTAAGTAAAGTTGCCGCACCAGTTAAAAGTATCTTTGATAGAATAAAAGAATTTTTTGGTTTAATTCTTACCAATATTGTTTTAAACAAGGCATTTGAATGGTTGAAGGATGAAAATAATGCTGCCTTAGTTAATACAATTTTTGATTGGATTGGTAAAGCATTTATACCAGCAGTAATAACCATTATTGGTTATAAAGTATTTAAATGGGTTAGAAGATTATATAAACTGGGAAAGCTTTTACTTGGCATACCTTATAAGATATTTAACAGGTTATTCAGAGGAGGTGCAAAGATTCCCCGTACTGGAGGTGCAGAAAATGCATCTAGAAAAACTGTTACTTCAGCTGCTCAAAAAGCAAGTGAAAAGAAAGTAAAAAGTGAATTAGCAGAAAAAGTAGTAAGCAAGGGGTTATCAAGTGCAGGAAAAATTGCTTTCGACCCAGCAACAGGAACAAGAAGGTTCATCAGTGTTTCAGCAGAAGAAGCTACTAAAATAACTGCAAAACCAAATGTATTCCAAAAGATGATGAGCAAAGCTTCTGGAATTGGAAATAGTATTAATAATCAATTGTCTAAAAGAATAATTCAACCTATTGTTGATATTTCTTTAAGCAAAAAAGTACCAGCACCTGTAAGAGCAAAGGTAGGTAAGGCTGTTGCTTCAAAAGGTATTCAAAGATTCCTTCCTTTTGTTAATACGATATTTAGCACTGGAGAAGCTGTTAGTAGATTGATGAGTGGGGATATTGAAGGTGCTTTAATTTCAATGGCAGGTGCCATTCCTATAGCAGGATGGGGTGCTATAGCTCTAGATATTTACAGAACTGTAGATCCTGAAGGATATCAAAAAAATATAAGATTTGGGTTAAGTGCAGAACAAATGGATGGATTAATAGTTGAAGGATTTGCTGCGGTAGGAGAAAATATGGGTGGGATTGGACTTAGTAAGGGTGGAACTGTTCCAGGAGAAGGTCCAGGAACAGTTGATAGTGTAAGGACAAATCTTGCTCCTGGTGAGGAAGTTATTAAGACCTCTTCATCAATGCTGTTTAGACCTTTACTGAAGGATATAAATGATAATGCAGGAAGACAATATTCAAGTTTCTCTAGAGGCGTTGAATCTTTGAAAACAAATTCAAATTATCAACGTGATGTGTCAGAAGAATACTCCAAAGTCTTAGAAGATTTTAATAAATCTCTTAAAAACTCTATAGATAGCAAAAGAATTAAAAAAACAAGTACAAATACATTCCCACCACCACCAATTTTACCACCATCACCTACAGAAACCACTACTAGAAGTGCATCAGAACCAAATATAATGTCTGATGGATCTGTAATTAAACCTGGTGATGAAGTTGGTGGTTCTGATATGAAACTAATACAACCACCCACACCAAAAACTGATGATAAGGATATATTGCCAAAATCGACACCAATTTCACCATCAATGGCAACTCCTCCAAACTTGAATCTAGACTCATCTACAAAATCAAAAATTAGTATTATCGACTTACCGATACAAAAAATGGGTGGTGATATACAACAAATGCCATCAATGCAAAAAACAGCAACTGATGTTGAAGTCATAACCCCAGTCAATTTTCTGAATCCATATATGACCATAACACCAGAAATCTATGGAATTTACATGTAGTAAGATATGGAAAATCAATTACAAAAACTTAAGATTAATGCCACAAATATAAAAAGTACCTTAATTTTCTCAAATAAGGAGTTAAAGAAGACTAGAATAAAAAAGAAGGAATTAATTCAAAAAATTGAAAATAAAAATAAAGTACAGTCAGAAGAGAAACGACTTGAGAGCAAAAATCTTGGTGTAGGGTCATCAATTAAAAATATAGCATCTATTGCAACTTCTCCAATAAAAAGTTTTTTCGATAGGATTCTAGAATTTTTTGGATTGATTGCACTTAATATATTAATACAAGAATTACCTGCAATTTTGGAAAAAATTGAAAATTTCATGGATAGTGATTTTATGAAGACAGTTGGTAATATTTTTAATACTATCGGTACTGGAATCAGCAAAATTGGAGAATTGTTTGGCATTCTTCCCCAGTCAAAAATGGATGAAATTGATGAAGATTTGAAAGAAATTGAAAAAGATATTGACAGTGATGATAAATCATTTGAAGATGCAGAAAAAGATTTTGAAAATTTAGATAAAAAATTAAAATCTGAAGAGGATTACGAACCAGAAGAAATTGAAGAGCAACCGACACCACTACCAGAAATTTCCGAAGAACCAAAAACACAGGAAAAATCGGAACCTGCATCTCAGATACAACCACAAAAACCACAAGATGCACCAGGACCTGTACCAGTATCAGAAACAACTAAATCTGAAGATCCAAAACCACAAAAATTCTCTAGAGGTGGAACAGTAAAATCTACAGATTCTGAAGGTAAACCTAGATATACTCCAAAAGAAAGTGGGAGATTATCTTCTTCTAAAAGATCATTGCAAAATGGTTTTCTTGGTTTTGATTTAGCAGTTAAAACTATAAAAGAATCCACAGAACGTGAAGAACAAAATATGATATCCCTCTCAAAAGTTTCTAAAAAATTATTTGAATGGGGCACTTTGATGCAGCAATTTGGTGGAGGAGGTACTGGAGGTCAATATGGAGGTGGTCCTAATAGTTATTTTGGATCTGGTGCTATAGGTGGTGATGAAGAGGAACTTCTCTTTAGATTGATGCATGCTGAAGCAGGTGGAGAAGGTAAGTTAGGTATGGCAATGGTTGCTAGATCTGTTCTTAATAGGGCAGGTTTGGTTCAAAGTGGTAGAGTTCCTGCAGGTACTTTCTTATCAAATAGTGGTAGTATTGCTGATATTATATACGGTACAAATCAATATCAACCAGTAAGAGAAGGCAAATTAGAAAACAATTTATCAGAAAGTCAGAGATCTAGTGCAAGAGCTGCATATCTCTTGGCTAAAAATCCAGAATCACTAAAATCTGAACTAGAGAAAGAATCTATTTCTGACCGAGATATACAAAAACTTATTTCATCTACCGGATTCAGAACTCATTCTGCAGATTACGATGCCTCTCAACATGTTAATTCTACTAGATTAGGTGGACATCAATTCAACACTGCAGGAAATACTGGAATGCTTACAGTTTCACCAGAAGTTTCTACTGGGTTGGGTGATTTTGAAGGAAATGTTATTTCTGTTGGTAAAATGATCCTAGATAAAGGATTTACAATTGGAGAGAATAAATATTTCACTAAAAATAATTGGAGTAAACAAGGACCAAATACTGGAGGGTTTAACCAAAGAGGAGATAGTTATGTTGGAAATCATGCATCTGCAGACCACGCAACAAATGCACTTGATATCACTGATCACCGAGGTAGTGCAGCTTCTGGTGTTCCTAGACTTAAAAACTTATTCTTAAGTCTTTATGGTAGAAGGCAACAGTATGGTATAAAGGCATTGATTTATGATCCAATTGGGCATTGGTTCAGTGGAATGGAGCAATATAATAGAGAAAGATTTGGTGGTCATCCTACTCATTTACATGTTGGGTTTACAGTTTCTGCCGATGTTGCTATGAGACGTGAATCTAGTAGGAAATCTATATCAGAAGGTTCTTCATCAAGTTACTATGGTCCAGGTGGTAAACCCGATGTTGTTATAGTTAGACAAACAGTTCAAAATGATAGAACGGTACCTGTACCAATACCAGTAACTCAAAATACTCAAAGAGCACAGGAAAAATCACAAAGACTTACATCAATATGGTTAGGTAAATAATATGACAAAAGCAGCACTAGCATCAACATATGAAATATTTTCAATTAAAAAAGAAGGTAGACCAGAAGTAGACATTACTGGTCAAGATAGTACTGGACCACAAACAGTTCTTTTTAACTATTATGAAAGTATATTTTCTCCAAGTGTCACTGCAACAATTGCTTTAGTAGAAACTGGTTCATCTATACCGTATGATAGAAAATATGATTCACAAGAAAGACTTGGTACGTTAAGTTCAGCTCTTCCATTATCTGGTGATGTCTCAGTTTCTTTTAAAATAAAAACAAAATATGGTGATTTGAATTTTACAAAAAAACCTTTATTATTTGACAAAGTTATCAATCCTGGAGATGAGTCAAATAGAGAATCTATTATTATGAATCTAGTATCTGATACTTTTAGAAAGAATGAAGAATCTTCTGTTAATAAAAAATATACGGGAAACATCTCTGATACTGTTAAGAACATAACATCAAATTACCTAAAAGTTGATAATATTAATATTGATAAAACTCAAAATTCCAACTCATTTATTGGAAATAATAGACCACCTTTTGAAGTTATTTGTGAGTTGGCAAAAAAATCAATTCCAGGAAAAGGTAATCCGGGTTACTTTTTTTATGAAACAAAAGATGGATTGAATTATAGATCAATTGACGATTTAATTAGACAATCTCCTGTTGCAAAATATGATAGTAGAGATGTTTTAGAATCTAACTTGGATAATGATGAAAATGACTTCAAAATATTATACAAGAGTGATATTAAAAAGGGTGACTTGATGAATTTATTGAGATCTGGTAGTATTTTTAGTAAAAATATTTTTTGGGATCCATTAACTTTTGAATATGAAGAGATAAGTGAAAATCTCGAAGGAAAAATTGTAACATCTTTAGGTAAAGATGCAATCTTACCGACAGTAAAAAATAATACAAGAACACATTTTCATATAAAAGATATTGGGACTTTAAGTAGAAAAATTAGAGAAGAGAATCCAAATAATGATCCTA